GCGGCGCGGGCGGCGTGGTCGGCGGCGTGGCCGGCGGCGCGGGCGGCGTGGTCGGCGGCGCGGGCGGCGGCGCGGGCGGCGCGGGCGGCGGCGTGGTCGGCGGCGTGGTCGGCGGAGGCGGCGGCGGAGACGCTAGCCGAATGGCTGAGAACGAACACGAAACCGAATTTCGCGGGAGTCGGAGAATGACCGAACCGACGAACATCGTTGACGCGCCGAAGAAGGTCGCGCCTGTCGAAGAACTCGTTCCCGTGCTGCAACAGTGGGATACCGCTGTTGCGGTGCTGGCGAAAGCAAAGAAGACGGAAGAAGCCCTTCGGAGAAAGGTCTTCGGAATGGCCTTCGTGAACCCGAAGGAAGGTGTCAACAAGTACCCGCTCCCCGCAGGGTACACCCTGGAAGGCGAGCGCAAGATCAATCGCACTGCCGACCAGTCGGCCATCAACGACGAAGTGCGCAAGTCGCTTGCCGAGAAGGGGATCATCCTCGACTTCCTGCTCAAGTACAAGCCGGAAGTTGTCGTCGGAAAGTACAAGGAACTCACGATCGAACAGCGGAACCTCCTGTCGGAGATCATCACCGAGAAGGAAGGGCTCCCGTCGATCAAGATCATCGATCCGAAGGAGAAGAAGAAATGAAACACGGTCATTTCGAGGACGTGTTGTACTTCAAGGATCTGACGACCGACGAAGACGGAATCCGTCTTGTCCTGACTCGTCCGTTGGAGTACATCGACGCAGAAGGAACCCTTCGAGTCGTTCCCGAGGGGTTCGTGACGAACCTTGCTTCCAGCCCTCGCATCGCGTGGCGGATCGTGCCTCCGTGGGGCTCGGGAAACCGCGCCTACGTGCTGCACGACTGGGAGTACACGATCCAGCGGATGTCGCGCCTGGAAGCCGACAAGCTCTTGCAGGAAGCACAGTACGCCTGCGATGTGGCCACATGGAAGGCCAGTCTCGTCTACAGCGCGGTTCGCGTCGGCGGATTCAAGGCCTGGAACGACGTTCTCCCTCAACAGATCCAGGAAGCTCGCGAAGCGAACTCCAAGGGTCGCTACACCCGGAGGATCCTGTGAACGGCATTGCTGACGAGAACCTCAGTCGCGCGATCGCCTACGCTTTGATCTCAGCGGCGCTTCTACTTGCGGCTGTCGCGATGCTGGTGATCATATGAGCAACTACGCCAAGACCGACGATCCTCGCAAGGCGAAGCTGTTCAAGACAGTCCAGGAAGCGACCGTCAAGGCCGATCTGGAGCTGAAAGGCTTCTCGTTCCGAGTCGAACCTTCGCACACCGGAAGACCCGGATACGTCCTCAAGTGCTGGCCCGTGGGTCAGCTCCACTACCAGGAAGGTCGCTTCTGGGTCACCGACGCTAGGGCCGCTGCGATCCGCCATAGGATCGCTAAGGATGACGTTATTACCGAAGCGATGTCAATTACAGGTATTAAGCCGAGCACGGAGATGATACCTGTTAAGTCCGCCAAGGTCCGCGTCAAAACGAAATCGAAACAAATCGACCCGAAAACCATCGAAGCCCGTCAGAATGCGTTAATTAACAAAGCGAGGAAATAATGGGAAAGACCGCGATCGAAGCTCCCCGGAGCAACGTGTTCATGATCCGTTGGGACAACACCGACGTGAAGATCCAGCTCGTCACCGACAAAAATCGGGAAGACTACGACGCCGGGATCGAAGAACCCCTCTCGGAGGAGTTCATCCAGGGTATCATGGACGAAGGGATGCTCCAGCCTGCCGAAGGCTACAAGGTGGGTGAAGAAGGTGATGCCCAGGTTATCGAGCTGGTGTGGGGACGCACCCGCTGGCGTGCCGTCCAGGAGATCTGGAAGCGGATGCTGGAGAAGGGCGAGGACATGAAGTTCGCCCCGGTGTTCAAGCTGCTCGTCGCGGCCCCGAAGACCAAGCAGTCGGCGTTCAAGCGCAGGATCATGGAGAACACCCATCGCAAGGTTCTCCAGGGTGTCGCGCTGGCCAAGGAGCTGAACACCTACCTCGAACTCTACGGTCGCGATGCGGTGGCCATGGAGAACGCTCGGCAGGTCTTCGGCTTCCAGAGCATCGTCGCGATGCGGAACTGCCTGCGGCTTCTCGAAGTGGCGGATTCTGTCCAGGAAACGGTGGACGCTGGCCACACGTCGCCGTCGGCGGCGGTCGTCATCGCTGCCCAGGAACCCGAGGTTCAGAACCAGATCGCGGAAGCCGTCCAGGCCGAGGCGGAACAGACCGGAAAGCCCGTTCCTGTGGCTCGCGTGAAGAAGATCGTCGCTGACGCGACGGGCAAGACCGCCTTCAAGCGCCGGTCGCTGACCGAGATCGCCTGCGAGATCGAACTGTGGGATCCGGAAGGCGCGGCCTGCGGCGAACAGGGGGCCTTCGCCCGTGGTGTGGCTTCCGCGCTGCGCTGGATGCGATTTGAAAAAGATTGCTTGACTTCCGAAACCTGATCCGTTAAATTCAATACAGGAAGGAGGTCACAATGACCTTGACATGGAAGCCCTACAGCGAAGCCCCGAAGGACCGTCCGGTGTTGTTCCGCTTCAACGATCTGCGGACGGAAAACAAGCACCGGGATCGAATCCATTTCGATGTCGCCGCATGGTCGATTTACGATAAGTTCTTTACTACAGCGGACGCTCTGCAAATGAGCGATGACAACAGTCTGAGTCTCACTCATCTTGCGATCCCTTCAACCGCAGAATGGATCGAACTCGACAGCTTCGTTCCGGAAGGGAAGCTCCTGGGCTTCTACAACAATGATTGATCGCCTCTACAAGCTGGTGACAAAAGCTGCCGCTGCGGAGTTGACGGACTTCCGATCGGTTCATCGTCGGGATGATCGGTTGTTTCTTGTCGGAAGCCTTCGCAAAGATTTCGTCGGGTACACATACGAAATCCATATTTCGATTCACGAGCACGGTCAATTTTGGCCAAATCCAAAGAACGGTGACAGAGAAAGAACGATCGTCTCGAAGCGGTGCTGGACCTTCAAGTGCGGAAGCGAATGGGTCAAGCATCTTGTGGACACCTACGGCAAGCTCCTTCCGGGATTCGAGTCGATCCCGAAGGATCTGCCGGACGACTGCAAGGTCACCAACTACCGAAAGGCGGTTCTGGAATTGATCCGCAAAGCCCTTTTCAAATTCACCACGAAGTTCTACTTCTAGCAATCCACACGGAGAAAGGTACAAATGGCAATCAAGCTCACAACCTCGTTCGAGGCGGCAACGTCGAACGGCGTCAAAATGATCATCTACGGCGAATCGGGCGCGGGGAAGACGACACTTCTCGGCGGACTGAATCCGTTCGAGACGCTCATCATCACGTCGGAGAACGGCCTTCTGTCGATCGCCCACAAGAACATGCGAGCCGCCGAAATCGAAACCATGGAAGACCTCGAAGGGGTCTACAACATGCTCGACACGCCGGACTACGCCTGGGTGAAGAACGTCTGCATGGATTCGTGGTCCGACATCGGCGAAGTCTGTCTCGCGAATGCGCTGAAGAAGTGCGGAGCGGACCCCCGCAAGGGCTACGGTGAACTCGGAACCAAGATGGTCGAATGGACGAAGAAGTTCCGCGATCTCAAGGGCCGCAACGTCATCATGATCGCGAAGCTGGGCAAAGCCGAGGACGAAACTTCCGGCGTCAAGACCTACGGGCCGGACATGCCGGGATCGAAGCTCGGAAGCAATCTGCCGTACCTCTTCGATCTGGTGATGGCTCTGCGCATCGGACAGGATCCGGCGACCAAAGCCAGCTTCCGCTACCTGCAAACCGCTCGCGACTTGCAGTGGAGCGCCAAAGACCGATCCGGAGCCTTGGCACCCGCCGAAGCTGCCGATCTCAACAGCATTCTCATCAAGATTGCTACCAAACTCGCAACCCAAGCAAAGGAAATCGCCTAATGGCCTCTCTCGGAGCAACCTTCAACGCCATGGATGTCGAACCGTCCGCCGGATTCGGCGCGGTCCCCGCTGGCGAGTACAACGTCAAGATCGTGGACACCGAGTTCAAGCCGACCCAGGCCGGTCCTCGCGCTCTCAGCGTGCAGATGGAAATCCTGGACGGCAAGTACAAGGGTCAGCGGTTGTTCGACAATCTGAACCTGGAGAACGCCAACCCGAAGGCTCGGGACATCGCCATCAAGACGCTGTCCGCGATCTGTCGGGCGACGAACGTGCTTCAGCTCGCCGACACCGAGCAGTTGCACAACATCCCGATGACCGTTAAGGTCAAGCTGGAACCCGCCAAGGGCGAGTACCCCGAGAAGAACGTGATCCAGAAGTACTCGGCTTACGTCGGGGCTTCGGTCGGCGTTCCCTCGGTCGCTCCCGCCGTCGCGGCTCCTGCGGTGGCTCCTCCGGCAGCGTTCGCACCTCCGCCTCCGCAGCAGTGGGCACAACCCGCTGCGCAGGTCGCCCCTCAGGTCGCGGCTCCTCCGGTGGCACAGCCCTGGGCACAGCAGGCTCCCGTGGCGCAGGCGGTGCAATCCCCTTTCGCGTCGGCACCTGTCCAAACTCCTACGCCCTGGGTGCAGACTGCGGCTCCTGTCGCGGTCCCTGCTGGTGAAGCTCCGGTGCAGCAGGCCCCTCCGGTGCAGGTTCAGCAGGCAGCTCCTGTTCCGGTCCAGGCACCGATCTGGGCGCAGGCGGCGGGATGATCCGTTGGTGCCTGTTGTTGTTCGCCTTCCTCTTCGTGATAGGTGACAGCAACCCTCCGGTGTTCGATGTTCGGGACAATGGGGGATGGCACTGGGATCAATGCTTCGGGGCGGCGCTTCCGCCCCAGGCACCCCAGGACTTCAAATTGTATCCAGCAGGCTGTTTGCCGACGCTGTCTCTGATATATGATGAATCTGGATCAGCAGATCTCGTCATTGAAATAGCCCGTGAAGATGGATCACGCAAGCTACTCCGGCAGAGGTGCCGTCTTTCAGAAACCCCTCGGATAGACGAGGCTTCGAGAAGTAGAACTTCTCTGTGAGCTTGGGGACAAATACCAAGAGCGTAGGTTTCATCCGATAAAGTATGAAAATGCTTTGGGGCTAAAGTAGCCCCTGCAATGGGAAATCGTTCAGCGGTAGGACGGCGGGATTTGGCCCCGCTAACGGGGGTTCGAGTCCCTCTTTCCCAATCCTATGATACTCGCAACAAAAACCAAAGCTGCCATCAACTCCGCCCTCGAACTCGACGAAGGAGCGAAGTTTCGCGGGCTTTTCAAGGAAGCCTTGTCGGAAGTCTCTGACTGCTTCTCGACAAAACCTGAACTGATCCCGCGCAAGCACCTAGGCGCGTCGGTGATCGGAAAGAAGTGCGCCCGCGCTCTGTGGTACGGCTTCCGCTGGGCGTACTTCGAGCGTCACGAAGGACGCATCATTCGCCTGTTCCAGCGCGGTCACCTCGAAGAGGCTCGCTTCATCGCCTTGATGCGGCTCATCGGGATGCAGACTTGGCACCTCGACAACGGCAAGCAGCTTCGCTTGACGGATTGCGGCGGATACTTCGGCGGATCCCTGGACGGCATCGGTCGCGGTTGCCCTGATCTCCCCGACGAACCGTTCCTCCTGGAGTTCAAGACCCACAACAAGGCGTCCTTCGAGCGTCTTGTCGCGAAGGGTGTCGAACAGGTCAAGCCCGAACACGCCATCCAGTGCAACACCTACATGGGCAAGTTCGGCCTGCGTTACGCCCTCTATGTGGCCGTCAACAAGAACGATGACGACCTGCATTGCGAGATTCTCACGCACGAACAGGGAACCTCCGAGTGGGCTATTGAACGCGCTGACAGGATCATCGCTTCGCCGGTTCCACCTCCGAAGATCGCGGAATGCGCTTCCGACTACAACTGCAAGTACTGCTCTGCGGCTCGTATCTGCCATCATGGAGCCGACGTTCTCCACAACTGTCGGACCTGCGCGAACGCCCGTCGTCCTGGTGACGGAAAGTGGTCTTGCCCTCTCAAGGGAATCCAAGACTTGACCCCCGAAGAGCAGTTCGCAGGTTGCCCCGCCTGGGTGCGAGGTGAAGGCCTGTGATCCTTCGGGACTACCAGATCGATGCAGTCCTTGCCGAAGAAGCTTACGAGAAGCGCACGACCAGGGGGAACCCTCTGATCGCGATGCCCACAGGGACCGGAAAGGCCGCTGTCAACGCCGCGCTGGTCAAGAAGGAACTGTACGAGTTCCCGTCAAATCGTGTCCTGTGCATGACCCACGTCCAGGAGTTGATCGCGCAGAACGAGGCGACGATCAAACGGCTCTGGCCGCTTGCGCCGTGCGGGGTGGTGTCGGCAGGTTTGAATCGGAAGGAGTACGGCTTCCCGATTACCCTGGCTTCGATCCAGACCGTCGTTCGGCACCCGGAGCTTCTCGGGTACGTGAACAAGGTGATCGTTGACGAGGCGCACCTGATCTCCCCCAAGGAAGACACCAGCTACGTCAAGGTGATCGACTGTCTCTACAAGATCAACCCGAACCTGCGGGTGATCGGCTTGACGGCAACGCCGTACCGCCTCGGGCTCGGGATGTTGACCGAAGGCGGGATCTTTGACGATATTTGTTTCGACATCACATCGAGAGACGCTTTCAACAAGCTCATTGAGCGGGGCTTCCTTTCCAGGCTTGTCCCGAAATGCACCGGGACGCAACTGGATGTCGAAGGCGTCAAGACCGTCGGCGGCGAGTTCGCAGCTCACGACTTGCAACTTGCTGTGGACAAAGATGCTTTGACTGAAGCGATCGTTCGCGAGATCGTTGAACGTGGCCGCGACCGCAAGCACTGGCTCATCTTCGCAGCAGGACTCGATCACGCGAGACACGTTGTTGAACACCTGGAACACCTCGGAGTCACCGCCGAAATGGTCGACGGGAAGATGGACTCGAAGACTCGCGAGGACCGTCTGTCTGGATTCAAGGAAGGCCGTTATCACGCGATGGTCAACAACTCCGTTCTGACGACGGGTTTTGACTTCCCGGCAATCGACCTGATCGCGATGCTACGCCCGACCAAGTCGCCAGGACTGCTCGTTCAATGTCTCGGTCGAGGGACTCGCGTATGGCCGGGGAAGGAGAACTGCCTTGTCCTGGATTTCGCCAGGAATACGGAACGACTCGGACCGATCAACGATCCGGTCATCCCGTCCAAGAAGAAGGACTCCCAGGGCGGCGGGAAAGCTCCTGTCAGGTTGTGTGGAGAGTGCGGAAGCTACTGCCATGCATCGCTGAAGATCTGTCCGGACTGCGGAGCCGAGTTCCCGGAGAACCTCGGGAAGTTCTCGCTTGTACCGTCGAACCGTCCTTTGATCGCGGAGACTCCCGAAGAAATCGTCTGGCACGTTCCGGTGAACGTCTATTACGAGCCTCACTTCAAGGTGGGGAAGCCCACATCCATGATGGTCACCTATTGCTGCGGCTTGAACGGTTTCCAAGTCTTCCATGAGTATATTCATTTCGAGCTTCCCGGATGGTCGCGGCGAAAGGCCGAAGACTGGTGGCGTCTGCGATCCTCCGGACCTTGCCCGGAGACGACAGAAGTTGCCCTACTCGCGGCGATTCATCTTCCGAAGCCGAGCCGGATCAAAGTCAACATGGCACCGAAGCATCCGGAGATCCTTCGTGCCGAATTTCCAATCAACCTGGACCTGGGAGTGAGCAATGCGCGGTGATGTCGCCAAGAAAGCTGTGGATTTCGTCAAGGGTGTCGTTCCGAAGAAGAGCGAACACCCCGTTTTGCAGCACGTTCGCCTGGAGAACGGTCGGATCATCGGTTTCGACGGATTGATCTCGTTCTCGTCGCCGATCGGGATCTTCGTGGATGCGACCCTGAACGCGAAGCAATTCTCGGCAGCGATGGAAAACTGCGGCGAGGAGTTCGTCGTGGCGATGCAGGTGTCCGGAAACCTGTCGTTCAAGTCCGGAAAATTCAAGTGCGAGGTCCAATGTTCCACGGATGTCTACCCATCGATCCCCTCCGGAGGGCAGGTTGTCAAGCTGCCGTTCGAGATCGTTCCCGTGCTGAAGACGCTCCTTCGGTTCGTCTCGAAGCTGCCGGATCCTGTCTGGGCGAGAGGGATCTTGTTCAAAGGCCAGTCGGCCTTCGCCTCCAACAGCTATATCATCGCGGAGCAATGGCTGGGTATCCAGGTACCCCGTCCGTTCGTCGTCCCTCGGGAAGCTTGCCAGGAGATCATCCGCCTCGGTGAAGAGCCCGAGTACCTCGAAGTCGGCGATTCCCACATGACCCTGGTCTTCGAGGGCGACCGCCGAATGACCGTCCCGCTCCTCGAAGAGAAGTGGCCGGAAATTGGCGAGAAGTTCGCGATGCACAACTGGAACCAGTTCTTCCCGATTCCTGCCGGATTCTGGGACGGTGTTGAGTCGATCGAAGGGTTCGTGCCGAACAAAGGCCAGATTGAGATCAAGGACGGCTGGGTGAGCACTGGTCCGATCCTGGCACCGGCACACGCCGAAGTGGAAGGATTGACCGGTAACTGCAAGACCGTCCTGGCGAACCTGGAGAAGCTCAAAGGCGTGGCCACCGCGACCAGTCCGTTGAACGAAACGCCGATCCGGTGGGTTGGTGACAGGATTCGGGGACTCCTGGCGGCGAGCCCCTTGTGAGCCTTCTCTGGGACGAACCGAAAGCGAAGAAGGATCCGCCCCGCACACCGGGGCCGGTCTGGGTCAAACCGGCAGGGCTTCCGAATCTTGAGGAAGCCCTTCGCTTTGACATCCACGTCATGACCGATGCCGAACTCCTCGCGGCCCAGGCGGCAGGGGAGCGACTCTTGTTCGACGTGGAGTGCTACCCGAACTATTTCCTCGCGTCGTTCCGATCCGTGGTCACGGGCTGGTGCGTCTACTTCGAGCTGTCGGACACCGCGAAGCTGGAGACGGAAAAGCTCCGCTGGGTGTTCCAGAACTTCACGACGGTCGGATTCAATTCGATCTCCTACGACCTTCCAATTGCGACCCTGGCTCTGGCCGGGAAGACCACCGCGCAGCTCCAGGCCGCAACGAACCGGATCATTGCCGACAACGTGCGCGGTCGCGATCTGCTCAAGTCCTACAGGGTCAAGCCCCTGGAGATTGACCACATCGACCTGATCGAAGTCGCCCCCGGCAAGGCCAGCCTGAAAATGTACGGGGGCCGACTGCACGCCCCTCGAATGCAAGACCTTCCATTTGCCCCTGGGAGCGTCCTGACGCCCGACCAGCAAGCGGTGGTCCGCTGGTACAACGTGAACTCCGATCTGACCGCCACGGCGTTCCTGTACATGTGCCTGCGCCAACAGATCGAACTCCGGGAACAGATGTCCAGCGAGTACGGGGTGGACCTCCGGTCGAAATCGGACGCACAGGTCGCGGAGGCCGTGATCGTCCACGAAATGACCCAGTGGTTAGGGTACCGCCCTGAAGCCGCCGTGGTGGAGCCTGGCACCAGCTTCAAGTACCTGACACCGGACTTCATCCGCTATCAGTCCCCCTTGATGCAGCATGCTCTCAAGACCATCGAGGACGCCGTTTTCGTCGTTTCTGAGACGGGGCATGTGGAAATGCCGAAACCGATCAAGGATCTGGATTTGCAAATCGCAAACTCCAGGTACAACATCGGAATTGGAGGGCTCCATTCCTGCGAGAAGTCGGCAGGCCACAGAAGCGACGAGAACTACGTGCTGCGTGACCGCGACGTGACCAGCTACTACCCCGCGACAATCCTGAACCTGGGCATGTACCCGAAGGGGATGGGCAAGGGGTTCCTGAAGGTCTACCGCAGCATCGTGGACCGGCGCTTGCACGCCAAGAAGACCAAGAACAAGGTTGTTGCCGACTCGTTGAAGATCACGATCAACGGCTCGTTCGGAAAGTTCGGATCGAAGTACTCGAAGCTCTACGCCCCCGATCTCATGATCCGTGTGACAATTACCGGACAGCTCGCAATCCTAATGCTCATCGAAGCTCTGGAGCTTGCCGGGATCCCTGTGGTGAGTGCCAACACGGACGGGATTGTCGTCAAATGTCCCAGGTCGATGACTGCTCAAATGGACAGTATTGTAGCGGCCTGGGAAGTTCAGACCGGCTACGGGACCGAGGAAACAGAGTATGCCGCGATCTACAGCCGCGACGTGAACAACTACTTCGCGATCAAGACCGACGGAAAGGTCAAGACCAAGGGGGTCTACTTCGACCCCTGGTCTGATCCGACGGCCACCGACGAGAAGCTCAAGAAGAACCCCGTCGTCACGATCTGTTCCGAGGCCGTAAAGCTGCGCATCACGAAGGGTGTCCCGCTCGCGGAGACGATTCGGAAGTGCTCGGACATCCGGAAGTTCGTGGTGGTCCACAACGTCACCGGAGGGGCCGTCAAGGACTCCGTCTACCTCGGCAAGGCCGTGAGGTGGTACTACGCCGTCGGCGAGACTGGTCACATGCAGTACGCCAACAGCGGCGATAAAGTGCCGACGAGCGACGGGGCGAAGCCGTGCATGGATCTGCCTAGCCAGTTTCCGTCGGATGTCGACTTCGGATGGTACGAAAAAGAAGCCGAATCGATCCTGTTCGACATCGGCTTCTTGAAAAAGGCCGCGCCTAGCGGCCCTGTTTGGGGTTGCGGAGTTCGCTAGGAGTCGAAATTCAGAGTCGTCGCGGCTGTCAAAGCTCCTCCGAGCCAACCGTTGTCAGCGACAATTGCGCACTTGACTCGCCAGTCGGTCCCCCCTGCGTCCAAGGCGTAATGCGGAATCGCGATTGCGCAAGAGATTGTTCCGACAAGATCGAGATTCCCAACCCAGAACTCGTCGTAAGTGGCGCTCCTGAGAATTGTAGGAAGAAACTTCCCCGACGATTCGTCTCCGACCCAATACCAAAAACTATCCGCGCTGAGTTCGTTTTGTGCCATTCCGCAAGCGAATCCAGCTGCATCGCCGATCGTGACGTTCCATCCATTCCCGGCGAAGTCATCGGCCTCCTCAGACACCTTCGTCACAAGGCTTCCAGGAAGAACGATCCTTTTGACAGGCTTGTCGCTTGTAAAGATCTTCTTGTCGGTTTCTGCAACAAGAGTGTAGATCTTTTGTGTAGGCGTACTGGAGTCCACACCGTTGCGATACATCTCCATGTAGACCCTGAACTGGCAATAATTGTCACCTTCCCATGCGAGAGTTCTCTTCCGGGTGTAGTTCTCGCTGAAGAACCCGAAAATGATCGGGTCATCTTGAGTCACTTCGACAGAAGACGGTGCCGAAGGCTTGCTCAAACTTGTGGATATTGTAGAGGTTGCTGTGTCGACCCCTCCAACGATCGCTTTGATGTGAAGCGAAATTGCAATCGAAGCGCCGATGACAACGATCGGAGCGAAGTCGTCGGTCGACATCGTCTTCGTATATTTGAACTCTGTCGCTGAAGTAAATCTCCAATCGGAGAAATTCCCGTCAACTTCCGCCCTGACTGCATAGCCGTCAGCATTCAGAACAGGATCCCACCAGATCAAGAGGCCGTCAGATTCGACAGTCAAGTTTCCAGCGTCAATGTTCGGATTTGTCAAAATCTCAGTCTGACCAACATCGAAAGTGACCGAGTTGCTTGAGCCTTCAGTTGCGCCATTCATGGCTGAAACGGATACGACTTGATCGACACCTGCGTCAATTCGCAAGTCGAGATATGTTTCGCCACCGGACCAAACAAGAACCCCGTTCAAATAGACCTTGTAAGAAGTCGTCCCGAAATACCGGCCCCAACGGATTCTTGTATACGGGATTCCTTCAGGGGAAATTGGAGTCGAAAGACTTTCCACGCGAACCCACGGAACCCCTACGGCGCCTGTACCTGGATCGACAGGAGTTGTTTCATCGGCTTCCGTTGGAGCTGCGACCGAATCGAACTCGTAGACTCTTTGGTCGTAATTTGACGCTGTAATCTCGATCGTTTCGTTGTCGCTCGGAGAGACATCTGTAATCTGGATCTTGGTTGCCGAAGGTGCATCACCGCTCCCTGACCAGCAAATGAAGTGAACAGGTTCGCGATCGGTTCTCCAGAAGTCGATATTCAAGTCCACGTCGGCGATCCGAACCGACTTGTAGACGCCTGCGGAGCCGTCAGACCCTTCGAGGATGTCGAACGGACCTGCGGCGGAACCATCATCCCTTCGGAGTAGAATCCTCCCTAGAACGGTCCCTACGGTCGCGATCGTGGCGAATCTCGATAGGCGAAGCCACCCACCTTCGTAGTCCTCAACCCATCCGGAAACACCCATCCCGGTCAGATCCCAGGAAAGAGCCGCCGTGGCTCCAATGGTCGGGATGTAGCCCTCCATTCCGGTTTTGAACTTGAAGGTGTCGCGAATCAACTGGAGCTTCCGCATTCGATGAGCACCCTCGCGCCACGCTTGCGTCCTGGAGCCGACACCTTGCAATGTCAATTTTTGGACGGATTGACCGACGGACCCCTCTGGCGTGAATACCGTGGTGAACTCCTGTCCGGAATCCGGATTGACGTAGGACGCTTCAATCGCGTCAGGCTCGGTCGGATCGAACAATTCAGATGACCAAGAAAATGAATCCTTGACGATATTCTCTTGCGAAAACATGGCTTCTGGGATCCCGTTGCAACGGTCACGCACAAGAGCCAACTTTGACCCGTTGTAGGTGAAGAAACAGCGGCCCGCCGACGCGATAACCTTTGCTGCGTCTTCGACGGTGGTGTTTTGGTTGAAGACATAGTCGAAGAATACCCCGTCGCGAGCCAGTTCCCCGTCAAGTTCCGAGAATGATTCCAGGTCCAAAAAAGTTTCAGACAGACCGCCGCCGTAAACAGTATTTGTCAGGCAATCGTAAATAGCCCACGGTATCGATCGAGTCGGCTGAACCATCACCGATCGCTCCGTCCCGCTTGCGTAAATGCAGGTCAACTTCCTGGTGGCGATTACATTCAGAGAGTCCTTCGCAACGTCTTCGATCAGATCCGAAACACGATAGGTCAATACGAGAAGGGTTTTATCCGAGTATTGAATCGGGATCGTCGGATCGGCAAAGCAGCGAAGCTCGACAATCGTGATCGTTCCGGAAGACGTTTCGGTGTGGTTGCTGTACTTGAACATCACAGAATAACGACCGACCGAAGGTGCGGTAAACTGGAATGTATGCCGATGATGCGGCGAATTGAAGTCCGAGGTTGACGGTCGAGTCAAGGTTGCGGTGGTGATCGGTGCGGAATCTGTCGCTGCGTCGTTGTCGTCAATCGCGTAGACGGAAACGTCGATCGTGTAGGTTCCGTTCGCAGACGAATCGATGTCGACCTCGAAGAGCTTCGAGGTGATGCCCCGAGGAGTCAGGACAAATAGGTTCGAGGATTCTTCAAGCAGAAGTTCTTCAAACTCCACATCGGGTTGGACGTATGTGATTCTTGCCGAAGTAACGATTGTTTCTCCGGGGTTTACGATTTCGCATCTCATCCCGCTGTACGACTCGATCGGGATTTCGCCAATCTTTATCGCATGGATGTCGAACTCCCCTTGACCGAGGCAAAAAATCTGCGTAAGTGTTGTATTCTTGCGGTATCCTTCGAGCCCGGAAGGAACTCTGTCATCGACGTAGTTCTTGTACGGCCTCGCGATGTACGAAGGCCACATGCGGTTTCGTCCGTAGGCAACTTCGATCGGATTGTTGAGATTCGCTTTGTTGCCGTGTCCGTCGACCGTGAAGAACGGGTCGGATTCGTATTGACCTTGCCCGGCCTTGAACGCTCGCATTGCTTGACGAGCCTTGTAGATGCCGTAAATTGTAAAACCGACGCTGAAGACGAGACTCACGATATTAGCGATCAGGAAAATGGTCGACGCAGCCGCACCGACGACAGCGCACACTTCGACCGACGATCCGTCCGAAACCTTGTTATCCCAGTCTTTCCGAAGCCACGGTGTTCCGTTCACTCGTACTACGGTCGGCGAAGGAAACTCGCCGTTCACAAGCATAGGGGTTAGAATTTCCCGAAGTGTTCCGTCGAAAAAGTCGATTTCCGTCGACTTGAATTTGTCAAGCGGGCTCGTCTTGACGCGAAGCGTTATCATGTGGACCCCATCGGAAGAACTCGAACGTGTCGAATCCCAATATACCAATTTTCCGGAACAGGTGCGCACGAACCCCGCCCTGTTCAATGCAGTGGTAGATGAACCCGTTCGGATGGTACACTCCGACGTGGGAGAAGACTCCGCGCTTTCCCATCATGCAGATCGAGTATGGGGATTTTGCCGGAACCCGTCGGAAGGATCCTGATAGATCCAGCATCTTTTCAGAACGGCTCGCTTCGTCAAGGAAAGGTGCGTCAGGTGCGTCGGACAGGTCGAGGGCGTAGCGGACGAAGCCCCAACAGTCGAACGCCTCCGGGCCGGTCGCAAGGGCTACCCACGGCTTCCCGATCGCAAGTTCGATCCTACCATCCGCGCAGGCCGGGGAAAAGTCGGGTCGTGTACATCTGGTTCGGGAATCGCTTGTTCTCGATATTTGGGAAAACACATTGACATTCGACGGTATCGATTCCAAAAGACACACTCCCAACGATGAACGTCATTGGTACGGGAAGTTGAACTTGCGGTGCTGAAGTTCCACCTGCAACCGAAAGGTATGGCCGAAATTTGACGGTGACGACGTGTTTCGCAGTCTTGGCTGTGCGGATGTAGTCGCTAACCAATTGATTCGGATTCGCGATAGAGACAACCATCGTCGGAAGTTCATTTTTCCCTTTGATTGGAAGTTTAACCTTGAAAGGGATAGGAACGAAGATGATCGGATTGTTTCCTTCATCAACAGATTGGAATCCATGATAGTTGTTCGTCAGATAAATAGAATCCGAGTCGGGTCGAGACACTTCGAGAGTATCGATCACGACTCTGTTCGCAGGTGCTACCGCGAGAGCCTCGCGGTAGGCTTCGGATTCAAGGTCCATGATACTTTACCTTATAGACAGGTTTCGAGTGTGAATCGCAAAACGATGGCCTCGGACAACGAACCAGTTCCGATGTTCGTGACGGTAACTGTCGCGCTTCCCGATGCAGGATTTGCAGTAACGAGATACTTTCCTGCGGTTCCTGCGCTTTCGTGGTGGATTGCAATTTGCGATTTCGCGTCAATCTTGGAATTTGTCAAAGTGAAAGACACCGACGTATCTGCGGCCAAAGCAGCGGAATCCATTGTGATTCTTCCGCTAGTCGCATTTAGCGTAACGCCTGTGGATTTATTCGTCGTTTGAGTAACGGAAGCGATCGTCGTTTGCATTTTGCCAAATCCAATCCAACCACCGCTCGAACTGTGGTAGATTTTTGCACCGAACCCGTCGCTCAAAGATGCGTCAGGAATTTGCAGGTCATAGTCTTTTGCCACATAGGCGATGCCCGTGCCGGTGTCGATCCAGTATGTCGTATCGAACTGGGTAACGTTCGACATCCGAGTCCACTTCATGTCGTTGAGCCTTACGGTGGTTCCTCCGCTGTTGATGACGTTCTCTTCGACAAGAAGCGACAGGACGTTTGTAGGCAGCTTCCAAGCGGTCGAAATAGCTCCGAGTGAGTTCGCCCATACACCGCTGATTCGACCCCCTCCGAGTGTTCCAGAAACGTCAAAGACACCACCGCTCCGGTACACTCTTGTTGCCACAGCGGACAGCCAATTTATAGTAGACCCTGCGTAAACTTGGACTGCGTGATATTGCAGATTTTCAAAGTAGCTTCCCGACACGTCCAAGATTCCTACAGTTACATTAGTCGTGTCGCCGACAACCACTCCGTACGAAACCCCTCTACGGGTCGTGTCGTACCATCCCCGAAACGTAGCCCGCGACAGATCGATTTTGCCGCAATTCCCTCGCACCACAACCGCAGGGATCCCCGTTGCATTACCAGGACGTTCAAATACGCAAGACCCCATGTCAATCAGTTGTCCATTGTAGATCTGGACTCCGTATTCCTTGAAGTTTGCGATTCGTCCTGTTCCAAAAGAAACGATCGGAGCGTCGTCCGCGATCGAGATACAGCCCTTGATCGCTGTCGCAGGATCGTAATTCTGAGTGTCGAGATCGATCTCATCGAAACGAACTCGACCTGAGTTGCCTGCCGTCAACTTTCCGATCTGGATGCAATTTCCGTTAGTCTGGTTCCAAACCGTGCAAGAACCAAAGTGCGTATGGAGAGCATTTGTAAGATACACGCCATGTCGCTTATTGTCTCCGTCATAAGTTCCCCCACAATCTTTGATAAAACATACTCCGACATCGATCTGCTCGAAAGCATATTTTGTCGGATCCGTCTGATTTACAGTTCCGATTTGAATCCCGTGAGTATAACAATTTTGGACAGTCAACTTTCCAATCGACAACCGTTCGCCTTGAGCGCCGGTAATCGAAACCCCGCCTTTGAAAATAGTTTCTCCGCCACAATTTACACAAGTCAGGTTCTTTATGGTGATCCCGACAATCGTCTGAAGAGCTTCAAACCCGTCAAGCCCATTGGCACCTGTGAACTTCGATCCGTCGACGTAGATGTCATTGGCGTAGAAATAGTCAACTGTAGAACCAAGTACCACCGCAGCGGCCCTGACGTTAGTTGTCGATATTGTCGTCTGCCCGTCGAAAGTAACAATACCGTTTAGAAAGGCTTCCGGATGGCAAATCAGGTTGGCCTTCGTTGTGACGGACGTAAACGTGTAGGTTCCCTTCGGAATCCTCAAATCGCCGACTCCGACCAAATCAAGAATCGCTTGAAGTTGCGTTGTGCAATCGACAACCCCTGTCCGATCCAACGCAGCAAGATCGGGCTGGCTTCCGATTTTTTCCACAACGCCGTCGGCAAATTGTACCAGGATTCCGCGATCGAACGCATCCGAAACAAGCGTCAGCATCTTCGGGTACGCACCTGCGACAGCGGCGCAAAGTGCGCGAGCACCGCTGAACAACTTCGTACCTCCGTTTTTTACGATGTCGCTCATTGCCTAAGCCCCTTCCCGTCATATTTTGTAAATTCAGCAGGCGGATCAAGTATTGTCTGCGCGTCGTAGACTTCCAAATCGACCGATCCCGCTAATTCAGAATCTAGTATTTCCGCGATCATGTAATACGGAACAACTTCATCGTTTGGTATCCAAACGATGACTGGGACCGACGCTGTTCCGAAATGCCCGTTGTACGAAAACTTCGGAGTCCCTATGAACTTTCCGCAATAGAACTCGTTCGGAGCAACGGAATCGATTTGACCGAAGTTGTACTGATCGGCGCTGAATTTAAAAGGGATCGAGCCGAACTTCAGGTATCTAGACCACCAATCGATGAGGATGACTGCGCTGTCGAGCCCTGCGAGCTGGAAGTCGAAGTCACCTTGGAGGAAGTTGTCTCCGAGTCCAGGGATCCTCGATAAATTTGAGTTTTTTGAGGATTGAAACTGATCTCTGGTGATTCGTTCCAGGCGACAGCCTTCTTGGATCGGAAGAACGCTCGGGAGTGTGGGACAGATTGGATGAGTTTCGTCATCCGAAAACGAAGCGTAGACGTGGTCCCAAGAAGAAACCTCAAATCCAAATGAGACTTCCCAAGAATTGACAGATCTACTTGTGGCCACAGGGGATGTCGGCCATCCGAGGATGGTGTAGCCCCCTGCGGTAAAGGCCAACTTGTCGGCATACTGCGGCGCGATCGTCTTCCAGTTCGTGTCGTAGAACTGGATGAAGATGTCGTATTCGGAAAGTGTCATCTGAAACGACAGTTGTGCAGAAAACTTCATCCCGTAACCGGATTCATGAACTTCTTCAAGTGTCGCTCGATTTCGAGTTACCCGTTGACGGCCTGACTGAAAGGACAAGGTCTTCCCGAACTCATGGCATCCGATGGAGAATCCGTTAGCCTTCGGGTTCGGTAGCGTGGCGGGCCATGCGATCGTCGCCATTATGCTCTCCTCGTCAGGCCGTAGGATTCCTTGATCGCACTGTTCAGACCACCGCGACCAGACCGAACGCCGGTCGACAATCGATCCTCGACTTTTTCGGCGATCTGATTGATGACGATGTCAATTGAAGATCCGTCGGCGCTAGGAGTTGCCTGTACGGAAGCCCCTGCGTAGTTGTGGATATTTACGGTCGGGCGCATCATCTTGGCCGTGTCGGCCACGGAGGTCACCTTAGCTGGACCGCGAACGAGTTCAGGGCCACCGTCACCGACGATCCCGTAGGAGCCTTCGGGGATGTCGCCACCCTTGTTGAAGGCACCCGCGTAGTTGATCGTGGCGATGTTCGATACGACTGATCCAACGGCACCCGCGACAGCCCCCATCGCGGCAAGATTGGCCGGGAAGGGACCGCTGGCAGCGGCATTCGCGATGGCGAGGTTCAGCTTCAGCACCGATTCCGCGAGAGCGAAGCCTTTCGAGATCATGAACATCGTGTGATAGGCACCGGCCATTTCCGACTGACGCTTCTCGTCAAGCTGGGCGAGAGCTTCGTCGCGCTTGCGCTGCATCTGAACGCGAGCCTTGCCTTCCAGTCCGGCGAGCGACATCGTCTTCTCGATGTTCCGCTTCTCGGCTTCGTATCGGTAGTCGGAACCCATCTTGTAGGCGTTCGCGAAGTCGCCGAACATGGACGACGCACCCGAGGCCATCTGGGCGGAAGCGTTCATGACCGATGTGGCCGCAGCAAGGTCGCGCTCGAAAGCGGCACGCTTGAGAAGCTCGATCTGTTCCTTGGAGCCCTTCTCGGTCGAGTTGAGGATTGCTTCGTTGAGCTTTTCGTAGTGCTCTTTGGTGCGGTCAAGATCCGACTTGAACCAGCGATCCTTCGCATCGGTGACGAGCTGAAGTTGTTCTTCGCGCTGCTCGTTCATCACATCGTAGGCGGCTTCGTTGATGTCCCTTTCCAGGTCAACGAAGTTTCCGTATTGGGAGATTCGCCGCTCCCAAATTCGCTGTTCCAGGGCGAGGTTCTCTTCAGCGTCCTTCTTTTTCTTCTCGTTCTCTTTGTCCACATCGGCTCGGACGGCCTTGTTGAAGGCTTCTTGGATCTGCCGGTTGATCTCGGATTCCTTGCGGAATGCCTCGTTACGCCGACGCTCGGCTTCCTTCCTGGCCTTTTCAGCTTCTTTCGCACGTTCGTCGCTGACAGGAATTGTGTAAGTTCCGTCAGCGTTCGGCTTTATGTGGCCTTTCTTCGATTCCTCTTCGGATATGTCGTAACCCTTGGCCTCCTCAGCAACGTATTCATCGAAAGTGACTTGTTTCGTCTTGTACGCGCCGGAGGTGACTCTGCCCGCGACAGCTTTTATGTTTTCAAACGTCGGGGCAAGCGTGACAAAACCAATATCCCCAATGAGTCTCATCCAATCGAAGGTGCTCTTCTCCATGGAACGAGTCATATCTTCGAGCATACTCGTCCACATGCCGAGACTTGACTTGACAAACTCCGTATCAACGAACGACGCCTTGAATTTGCTCCAGGCGACACCCGAGTTCTCAATCTCGGAAGTCAAGGTCTGCGTAGCAGGACCGAGCTTCTCCATCTCGGCCAAGATGCCGGTGAGGAACGCTTCAGCCCCGATGTGCATTTTGCGGATGCCTTCGGCGTTCTGTTGGCCGAAAGCGTTCTCCATGAACGTCGCCAGCATCGGCATGGATTCTTTCATCCACTTCAGGTCCGTTTGCAGAACCTTGCCATTGGTCAACATCTGGGTCAACTGGCGGTTGAACCGCTCAAATTCCGTCGAACCACCACCGCCACGGGCAATCGCGTTCGAGACTTCCGTGATGACCTTCTTGGCGCGTTCACCTTCCATCCCGGCAGCGCGGAGCTGGATGTAGGCGTGCTGGGCGGTCGCAAGATCGATCGCGGGTGCTTTGGCAATCTGGTACAGGTCTTCCAGGGTTCGCTTGGTGCGCTCCCCGGTCTTCTCCATCTGGGCGATGGCGAGGTTCATCCGCTCCCATTTGGCGGCTTCCTGGACCATGTCCGTGCCGATGCGAACGCCTGCGTAGGCTACAGCACCGGCAACGCCCAGGCGACCCAGCGCAGAGGGTCCGAAGGCACCGCTGGAGCCGATACCGCGAATGCCCGCAGCAAGCCTCGCGTTCGCGGCGTGCTGTTGTGTGGCCAGCGCGATGTCGTTTCGGCGAGCGGCTTCCAGCGTCTTGAACGCAAGAGCTTGTTCGCGAATGCTGTTTCGCATCGCGACGGTTTGCTGACGAGTCTGTTCGAGCGTGACTTGGCTGGCCACACGCTCCGCACGGGCTCGCTCCTTTTCGATCTGAAGCCGCTTCTCCTGTTGCTTCAAAAGGTCGACGCCACCGGCCTTCGCGACCTCGATTTGCTTCATGAGGTCAGCGTAGCCGGTGGAGCCGAACTTGAGGATCAGATTCGCAATGGAGTCAGCTTCGCTCATTTCTTGTCCTATGGTAAATTGCGTCGATCTCGATTATCGCCTCAACCTCCCAAGGCTCCAATATAGTTTTTGTCAACTGCGACCAGTGATAAATCTCTGTATAGGACAAGGGTTCTGCGCGGATCAACCTTCGAGCCCACTGCAACAGATACGCAAGCTCATCGGGAAAAGCCGGAAGTGTCAGGGCTTCCGGCTTGATCCCAGTCTGTTTGTAAACGCTGAGAAGGTGATCGCGTGCCGAGCTATCCGAACCTTTCTTCGGGAGGTTTAGGTCGAAGAACTTTCGGCAGTGTTCGAGGAGGGCGGCGTAACCGCCCCACCGAAAAAAGAAAGGCGATCGTAGACCAACCCTTCCAGGTCTTCCAGGATGTGCGGGGCGGCGTGCAGGAAGTGCTCGACACGGTCTTTCGAGAATTCTTCCTTGAAGCTCCATCCGATGACGGCGTTCGCGATCAAGGGGATGCGGCGCTTCTCGCTGAGGTCGGGATCCGGAGCGTCGAGCTTTGCGTTCTCCACATGGAGACGACGGTTTTCGGCCTTGGCGGCGAGCATCACGTCCGAGTCGATCCCGACAACCTCGAAGTATTCTTCCGACATGATGCCGTTCGGCAATCGCAGGTAGAGCTTCTTCGGAGTGTTCGAGATCGATCGGGAATGGAAGTCGGTGAGGTTCATGCTTAGGGTGTCCTGGTGATGGAGAGTTGAGTGAGCGCAACGCCGTCGTAAACGGCTTGGAAAGGCATGGTGAGAAGAATGGCCTTCTCGCCCTGCACATCGGGGTTGCCATCGGTGTACTTGATCTTGGGGAAGCTGAAGGCGTAGCTGTACGACCCGTTCGAGAGGGTGAAGTCCAGCGTGGACTCGGTGTCCGAGAGGAACTTCTGGTACAGCGCGTCGGACTCGAAATAGGCCGTCAGCGATCCGGTGACGATCGAACGGCCCTGTGTGGGAAGTAGCGTGTCGGTGCTGCCGATGGCAAACCGACGCTCCATGTTGTTCTCCAGCTTGAAGGAGACCTCGGTGACGATCGCGATGGCGGATCCACCTTCGGAGATCGATCCAGTGAAGCCGTCCATGACACCAGTGGTCGACAACGCGCCGAACGTGGAACTGACCGGGGCAGCCGTCTCGAAGGTCAGGGTCTTGCCCATCACTTCAAAGGTCAGCGAGGTGACGGACTTGGCGGTCACCTTCAGCTCCATCGAAGCGATCTCGCCGCCCTTGGTCAGGTGGTACTTCCTCGAACCGGCGACCATGTCTTCAAACACCCGCAGGAAAGAGAACGATCTGCGGGTCGTTCCAGCCTTGAGGACATCGCCGGTCCAGGTTCCGCCCATCAAGGCTTCGAGCATCGCGTCGAGCTGGGCGTCGCCCGAAAGCTCGACTTCGATGTTCCCGCCGACCTGTCGCTGGCCCATGCGGAAATCCGTCAACTGGCGATCGTTGCGGATTTCCTCGGACATCAAGGTGTCCTTCTTGACACCCAGGGTCGTCGCCTTGTGGCGAATGGCGAGGAAGGCAGGAGTTGTCGGAGTCGTTCCGTAGGTGACTTCCGGGATCAGGTACAGTGCGTGGCGGCTTCCGTCGGACATTATGCGCTCCCTCTGGTGAGATATGCTTCAAAGGTGATGTGGATGTCAGCGCGGTACCACGAATCGACAACCCGTCCGAGATTCCCGCCACAATTGATGATTTTGCATTCCTGACCGGAAGATACTAAAATTTTTCCCGCCGTGAACGCTTTTCTGAATGCGTTGTAGGCGTCGAGGGAAGCAGCGTTGCCGGTGGCCAGAGGGTAGTGTAGGTTCACCAAGAAGACGCCGGTTACACGGTCGCGTCCGGTGCTCGAAAGGGTGTTGACGACAGGGTCGTTCGGCTTGAAGAAAATCTGAGCCCAGGCACCGGAAACCTTCGGTCGAACGGAATTTTCCGATCCGATCGCGGCAGAAGTCAACGAGATCGGAGACGCCTTAAGCGTCGTGTCGATCAAGGTCGCAATCGCGGTTCTGACAAGGCCGATGCTCATGATACCCCCCTGGCACTGGTGAAGTCGACCTTGTTGCCGGAAAGGTTAACCTCGGACGCGATGTCCGGCCACCGAGCAAGGTTCTTGCGGACCATGCCTTCGGGAGCCTTGACCGAGCTGTGGCCGTCGAACTCGATGTACTCGGCATAGTGCAGCGGATTCGAGAAATAGATCTCGGAATCAAGGTTGGAACTTCCAACGACAGCCGTGCATTCGGCCATGGGAGCCTTCCCGGACTCGTCAAGGCGCGGTTCCGTCTCGGTGCTCACCGAGCCCTCGTTGGTCCTCCAGGAGCCCCGCAGAGCCCCGGAATCGACCGGCGTGTCTTCAATGATGTGGCCACACAGGGTCGTGATGGCCTGGAACCGAGCTGCCCAGAGCCCTCGCTTGATGTTGGCCTTCGCAGCCTCCATCTGCGTCTGGAAATCGTCTACCGCCACAGCGTCACCTTGGTCGCGAGCAGCACGTTTCCAGGTTGGATCTTTTCGATGGCCTCGATGTTCCAAACGTAGCCTTCGCACTCGACCTTGTCGCCTTCGGCGATGACCGTGGTGTGCCGGAACATCAACGAGAAGGTCGAGCGAATCGTAGACGAATTTCCGACCATGCGGGTGTCGGAAACCAGTTCACCCTTGAGCTTCGAGAATACAGCAACCTCGTCCGTCACAACCGCCGTTCCGGTCGCAGCACCAGTCACAGGATTGATCGCTACGTTTGCATAGGAATGCAACTTCACGTTGACGTTTCGACCGAACTCCGAGATCAGTTCGGCAGCGGTGACGGCGAGATCGTTGTAGTCAATGGCCATTATGCACGCATCGTCGTGAGGGAGCGGGATCCGGTCGCGAGCAACGGCTTCAGGAGCGAGTCGACGGCGTAGTACCGGAGTCCGAAAGCGAGGTCTGCGTCCTTGGCGTACTCCACATAGATCACGTCGACCTTGGTGCGGATCTTGTCCTTGGGACGCACGGCCTGGGACAGCTCGCCGTTCATCGCCTCGATGGCGAGAAGGTACTGAGCCCGCTTCAGGTTTATCGGGATCACCCCGTCGTATCCCGCATCCAGCCGTGGCCAGGAAAGCCCTTGCGTGGTCGTCTCCTGCGTGCCGATGTAGGTGTTCAGCTCCAGGTAGTCGGCGGCTTTGACGAGGATCTGTTCCCGGCCTGCGAGGGTGGCCGGGAGAACAGTCCCGCGAGCTGCGGCCATGCTCGCAAGCTCCGCAGTTGTCAGGTAGCTCACCGCCCCCGCGACACCCGTACCGTCTTCAACGACGATCGCCATTACGCACCGACCTGTTCGTCATCGGGCGTGAGCGGAACGATGGGTGCAGCAGGCTTGTGGTTGCTGGTCGGATTGACGGTGTTGGGCTTCTTGACTTCCTCCGGCTTCGGAGGCTCTTCCAGGAAATTGAAGCACTCGGGAACCCATTCCCGCTTGACAGCGGTGGCTCCAAAGCAGAGTTCGCGGTACCCTTCCTCGTTCTTGTTGCGGAAACGAGTGGTACCGAACTTCTTGGCAAGAGCCTGATCCTTCTCGCTCGGGAACGGCCCGTCGATGAAGATCAGGATCTTGTTTTCGGGCTCGGGTTGAGGGAGGAGATCTTTCAAGGCCATGTTATACCTTCACGTACTGAGAAGTTGAGCCGTTCGTGTCTTTTTTCCAGTGGATCGCGAACGACGAAACGTAGCACTCGCCTGTCCAGGTATCCGCAGCAGCATTGCCTTCGCGACCCCAGCAGTACAGTCCTTGGAAAGATACCTTCTTTCCGGCAGGAAGAAAAGACCCGAGCGTAACAAATCTCGAAGTTCCTCCGCAATTCGCAGGAACATGGTCGATCGCAGTCAGGAGGAAGTCTTCGTAGGTCGATCCATCGTTCCAATCTGCGACAGAAATTGCAGCGAAGAACTTCACGTCACCTGCTGCGATGTTGTCGGACGGGAGCACGTTCCAGTGGATGTGGACTTCAATCGGAGTCCCTTCTTTCCACTCATGACTCATGTCGTCCGTTGCGGTCAGCTTGTTGACAGCGTTCGCGGCGAAAGCGAAGAGTTCCGTCGCGGCGGGCGATCCTGCGACGGTCTTGTAAGTTTTCAGGGTAGGGGCCGAAGCCCCAGCCCTAGAAAGCCCCAGGAGTTTCGTTTCTGAGTACACCTGGAGCATTTCCATTACGCGATGTCCATTCCACGGCCCGCAGCAGCATCAAAGATCCTGACGCTGTAGCCGGGGTTGAGGGAAAGCATGGTCACGGTGTTCGCGCCGGACAGGAGCGTGTCGTGGGCCGACAACGGGTTCCTGTTCAGCGAGAGGATCGAGGATCCCGAGTTCCGGAACACGTACTCGGTCTTGGATCCGACCATGGAAGGAAGCGACTGGGAGGTCAGGGTCGCGCCTCGGAACTCCTGGTACTTCGCTTCGGAGGCATAGGTGGAACCTGCCGTGAAGATGAAGTACGAGGTGTCCACAACGGGGGCCTGATCCACCATCGTCGCCGTCAGGGTACCGGAAATGGCGCTGACGACCAGGACGGGGACTCGGGCCAGTCCGAAGACCACGTTGCGTCCGGAAGGGTCGCTCATGGTCTGCTTGGTGACGCCGTCGAGAACCATCTTGGTCCAAGTGCCGTTGACGATCGGATCGGTGCGACCCATCTTCAACTGCACGGTCGCGCTCTGACCGGCGCTCGCCATCACGCATTCCAGCTCGTAGGACTTGCCGGTTTCGTTCACGGGTTCGTAGGTCCCCGTCGCGGTGATGGTCATGTGGAGAGTGTTGTCGGAAATTTTCCGCCAGAGAGTCATCGAGTTTCCTTTCGTGGAAATGAAAAAGGGGAGGCGTTACCCTCCCCCTGAAAGACAACCGTTGCCAATTAGGGCGTCCCGGTCTTGAGGAGGACACCTCCAAGATCCTTGTTGGAGGTCAAGGTCTTGGTCCAGTTGGTCGAAGTCGCCAGGGCGGCGTCCGAGGGCGAAGCTCCGCCGTCGACGGTGTTGTACGAGAATCCCTTGACGCCAGCGTTGTAGGTCCATTCGGCCTGATACGTGGTGGCAATGTTCTCGTTGCCGTTCCGAACGTCGGTGTTGCCGTTGTAGTCGCCGTTGTCCTCGATCACGACCGCACCGGCCTGGAGACCCAGGGTGTAGTACTTGCCCGAAGCGTAGTTCAGGTTCGAGTTGTCCGTCATGATGAGAGGGCGACCAAAGCCGTCTTCCTTGATCTTGACGTTTCCGAACTGGAACAAGTTCTGGGAGTTGGTCAGGTTCGAGCCCCAGATCTGGAACATGGGGACCGAATGGATGATCCAGCACCGGATGTTGTCGGCGCGGTCGCCCAGCTTCCCAGCGGTTTCCAGCAGGTTCGCCAGCGAGGCCGCGACGGTGTTCTTGTCGTTCACCAAAGCGGACTGAGCACCGACGGTCGCGATGTGGAGCTTGATGGCCAGCGCAACGCGAGCCGCAAGATCGTCCTCGGCGATTTGCTGGGCCACCAGAGCGGCGGCTTCGGCAGGATCCTTCTTGATCCAGGAGAGCATGTTCTTTTCGAGGTTGACGGGGTTGGTACCCGCAGCAACCTTGACCTTGGTCATGCTCTTCATGGAGAGTTCGACCTGCGAAAGCGCACCGGAACCGTAGGCGTCACGACGCCGAACCAGATTCGCGATGCGACCCCACATGGCTTCGGTCTTGAAGTCGCCCTGCAAGGAGCCGGGGACCAAGACAAGACCGCCATTCGAGGCCTTGTTGAACGCATCGATGTTGTAGTCGAGCAACTCGCGAGAGGTGCCGTACACCTCTTCGGAGAAGACTTCGAGATCGGAAAGAGCCATTGTTACTTACCTCCTCGGGCAGCGCGTTGGGACTTCGCCCAAGCGGCCTTTTCTTTGAGTGTCATGGTGTTGGGGTTGACCCCCGCACTGCCCGCTCGGCCACCGACCGAAGCGTCTCTTTCCGGGGAGGCACCGCCTGTTCCCGAACCACGGCTGGCAGTCAAAACAGCCGCGAACTTTTTGTCGGCGCGGATCTCGGCTTCGAGGTCCGACAGCGACATTGCAGACATTTTCCCATCCTTGTCCAGGACTCGGGTGATCGCCCGACCGTCCACGATCTCCACCTTCAGGCGACGATCGATGTGGGGTTCGAGCAGATCCGCCGAATCGGGATCGGTGAGCTTGCCCAGGAGTTCCTTCTTGGCCACATCCTTCGTAGCCGCCTTGAGAGCCTTCTGGGTTTCGGCATGGGAGGTTTCCAGGGTCGCCTTCTGGTCTTCCAGCATCTTCTTGTAGCTGGCTTCCAGGTCGGACACGTCCTGACCCTTCTTCTTGCCTTCCTCGATCAGGCGCAGCTTTTCGGCGCGTTCCTTCTTGTTGGCTTCGCGTTCGTAGTTGAGCGCGTTCTTCAGGGCGGTCACGTCCTCGCCGCCCTCGACATCGAGCACGAAGACCTTCCCGCCTTCGACCTCGGTTTCCTTGTACTCGCCGCGAAACTTTTCGTCGACTTCGTCAAGGGTTTTGATGGTGTGTTTCAGCGCCATTTGACAATGCTCCTGGGTTGTGGTGGAATATAATTATCGTTCAGGAATTTGCAAGAATGCGTTTTGCCTCTTCGGTGTCGCGGCCAATCTTTTCGATGTGGCTCACACGATAAGCATTGAAGTTACGACGTTTCTTGAGCAAATCATAGCGGTAAACCGCAAAAATTTCGAGGATTCCGGGGAGTTGTGCGGCTTCGACAGTTTCTTCATCGACACATCCGGTTGCGTCGACCCCGCAAGCTCGCTGGAGAAGGATAATCGCTTCGCGAGCCCCGGTTTCGAGCATGGTCTGATCGAGGAAGTAGCGGATGTCCGCAGGCAGTTTTCGGATTTTGTCAATCATTGTCACGCCTGCTTGGATCGGTTGTCGGCAGGTTTCGCCGCAGTTTCAGGCTTTTCGCCCTCGGGTTTCGGAAGAACGCCGCCCTTGAGGGCTTCTTCGATGGTTTCCGTCGCGAATCCGGCCCTGCGCAGAATGTCGCGGGCTTCCTCGGTCGTGAGGAGCTTCGACTGCCATGTGGCCACAATGGCAAGGATCTCCTGTGATGTCATCCGGCCCATGTCGAAATCCGTCGAAAGCTCGAACTTGATCTCGCTGGTGCTGCCGGTGAACATCAAGCAGTACTCGAACACCTTCTTGTAGGCTTCCGAGGTGTTCCGGGCCGCAGACGCCAACGTGGACACCTCGGTTACCTTGTCCTGGGTCGCTTCGGTGGCCGTGCGGACCACGCCGGATCCCTGGATCAGGCGAGCCCCGAGGGCGACCATCTGGATCTCCTTCTGGTCCATGGCTTCCTTGGCGAGTCCGTTGGGCTGTGCCTGGAGCAATCCGGCAGCGCCACCGGACGGCAGCGGGATACCGCCTCTGGAACCCAGCCAGACCTTGCCGTCCATCGTGTTCTTGACCCAGTCGTCGGTCAGGCCGGAGAACCACGGGGTCGGCTGGCCGACCATGAAGCAAGACTCCTCGTAGTCAGCCGAATTGCGGAAGTGCGCGAGGTTCAGACTGGCCAGGGAATACAGGGGAGGAGGATCGACCGTTTCGTCATTGTCGAAGATGCCGACGAAGACACCGGGGATCTCATCGAAGGTCTTCCCTTTCGAGTTCTTCGGCGTAACCCAAACGGTTCCACCAAGGGTGCTGCGATCTTCGTTGTACTCCCAGATCCGAGCCTTGTAGACATCGCCGACCAGACGAAGTTCCTTGTAGCGGTATTGCCACTCGCATTCGTAGCCGTCGTCCTGCAAGTACTTCTCGCGAAGCATCACCATTGACAGAATGCGTCGAGAACCGCGCATCTTGGTGCGCCAGTTGATGACATCTTCGGCGGGGTACATGGTCACCGTTGGCGTGTAGGACCGTTCCTTGGCCTGCTTGACGGTCAGAGGCTTGTCGAGAGCCGGATAGTCCGCCAACAGGAAGCAACGACCGACGGAGAGCACGTCGCGCAGCACCTTCTTCGCGTGCTGTTCCAGGGTCACGCCGGTTCCAGCTGGATCCTTTTGCAGGTATTCTACATCGGGAGGGAACTCGGCAACAGGAGGCTTCGAGAAGACCTGCCCCACGACGCCGTTGCAGGTGCGTTCGGTCGCGTTGTAGAGCACCGCACGACCGACGTAGCTGTTGTACCGTTCGGTCTGCTTGGTCGTGTCCGGCTCGGTGACAGGAAGCGGAAGGTATGTCCCTGTCGAGGTCCCTTGCGATTCCAGGCACAGCGTCTTGATGTGCTCCTCGCCTTCCAGAACGTCGCGAACGATCTTCCACAACGACTTGGTCTTGCGGTAGTCGGGGTGCTCTGCCAGGACGTTCGGGAGCTTTGCGACATCGGTGGAGATCATCATTACCTCGCGTGGCTCGGATAGTGGATCGGAATCGATTGGGCTCCGCGATTTGATCCTGCAAGGATCCGATAACGGCAATCGTCGTAGACATGGTCCTCGGAATGCGTGTCAACGTCGTCCAGCTTGTCCTCGTCCCGTGGGATATTCGGAAGCGTCTGGATCGCCGCTTTGCAGTTGGACATAAAATAGATTCCCGGACCCTCACCAGAGCGAGAATTTGTAAGTCTCTGCCGAAAAAGCTCTAAACCTATCGGTCGAGCGTTGTGAGACTTGTCCGATTGTGTCCAATCGATCCCGTAGTCTGACATTGTTTTCCCGATGGTTTCCGTATCGGTTCGTGTCACACACCAAATACTGTTGTCGGCGGGACCGGGGCGAACCGGCGAAGGGATCCAACCGGCTTCCAAGAGCTGTTCGTCGTACTTCTTGACGTACTTGGCCACATCGATCGGGGACATCTTGATACCCTCGTTGCGCCCGATCTCGCGAGCCCCGTAGACCTCCCAGATGCGGAACAGGGATCCCTTGACAGGAGCCCACCGTCGGCCACCGGGAAGGATGACCTCCGAGCCGTCAGCTTCCGCCCACCAGCCGACCGAGAACGGATGCGTCGAGCCCCAGTCCATCGAACGATCGACACGCCACCCCTGCGGGATCCGGAACCGAGGAACGATGCAGTGGGAGCCCCACAGGTCGTCCAAGGCACCGCCGTAGGTCACCGACCAGTCGCCATGGAGCCACGCCCTGCGAAGGTTCTCGTCGGTCGTGTTCTCCAGACCGGCGATGTAGGCGGCAGGGAGGTACTTGTTCTCCTTGTAGCTGCCGAAGATGTAGACCCTGGTCTTGACGACATCGCGGCGAGCCTGGAGCGCAGGGTCGAAGGCGTTCGTGACCGTCCGGATAGGCCGTCCGGGGGGTGCAGGATCGATCCACTGGCGCTTGACCCAGGAGTGGCCGACACCGGCAGGGTTGGTTGTGGAGAACACCAGCAGGGGGATCGGGGGAATGTTGCTCCCCGGAGGTGCGTGGAACGACGATCGATTGCACGACAGCATCCGGTCGTACAGTTCCGAGGTCGGGAACTTGGTCAACTCGTTCCAGCCGATGAAGGGGAACTCCTGCCCGTGGTAGTTGGAATAGTCCCCTGGCTTCTTGATCGAGCGGATCAGGAGTTCTTCGCCGGTCGGCCAAGTCCACTTGTAGTCCGCTTTGGACGAATGCCACGCGGCTCCGTCGTTGAACTGCGGGAACCACCGCTCGCACCGGGACACGATGTCGTCCAGGTTCTTGTACTCGCGGTCGAAGATGATCCCCTTCCAGTACCGACCGTACCCCTGCCCGACATGCCGGCGAAAACGCATGATCTGCACGTCGGTCTTCCCTGAACCGCGAGGACCCGCCATCAAGATCTCGTCGCACGGGCAGGTCAGGGCAAGGGTCTGCGATCCGGGGAGGGGTTCCCAGACGACCTTGTACCCCTCCGGGATGTCAATCGCGGACGGCACGGTGGAGTTCGTCCTGAATGACTTCGGCTTCCGCTGCCCAGGCGTCGACAGACGGCGTCACCGGGGGAATGAGCATGATCCCGCCCAGCACCTTGACGTTGACCTCGGTTGCCTTCTGGAGCCCTGCAATCTTGGCAAGCGCACCGATGCAGGCGACCCGCGCTGACTGGCTGGAAGTCGGCCCTCGGTCGGCGATCTCGTCCAGGTACATGCCGATGATCCGTCCTGTGGTGATCCCGTGTTCCTCGGTGTTCTCCGACAAGCGTTCCCGGAGAAGTCGCTGAACGCCAGTCTCGGACATCAACGCCTTCCCAGCCTCGAACGCTCGTTCCTCCGGGAAACCCACACGGAGGGCCGCACCCTTGAAGTCGTGGTCGAACATGTACTCGGCAACGAACTGCTCTCGGACGAACCGCTGTTCAGGGGTCATGCGCGACAGGTGGTTCTCCGCAGGCATCGGGATCCGGTCCAGCCGGGCCTCGACTTCAGGCGTGTCTTCTCTACCCTCGCGTTTCTTGATGACCGCGAGTGCATTGTGGTGCAGAGCCTTCTCCAGCTTCGCAGTTTCCAGTACGGGAAGTTCCTTGATCGGTGCCTTCCAATCGCCAGGAACGGACGCGACGAGGTCACACGCGGACGCCTTCGGCAACTTCTTGCCCTTGAGTGTCGATCCCTTCTTCGGAGGCATACCACTAACCTACACGATTTGGGAAAAATTAGCAAGGGGTTAGAAATTGTTTGCGTCGGTGCTATTTTGAGCGTAAGTTCAATCAGGGAGGTGCGGATGGACGTTCATGAGGAAATCGGATCGATCAACGCCAGCGTGAATCACATCTCGACTGACGTTCAATCGTTGTTCGATCTCCACACCAAGACGACGGACGCCCTCTCAGAAAACGTCAAGATGATCGAAAGCGCGAAAGGGAGCATCCGCACGCTTCTCTGGATTCTGGGTTTCCTCCAACCCGCGATTCTCGGAGCTTGCGTGTGGATGCTCACCTCCGTGATGGACTTGCGCACCGAAAAGGTGCTCACCGACTATCGGATCGAAGCCCTCGAAAAAGGACGAAGCACACATGCGTACCCTGGAGATTCGGCGTTCGCACACGCCGGATGGACAAATCCTGGAACTCCCCGATCCGCGATACGATGGGTTCCCTGAACAATCGATCGGATGCGAGCCCGCGACATGGATCATCAACGCCGACGCCGACGTTCGTGTCGGATCCCGTCAAGGCAATGAACCTCTCGTCGTTCTTCTGGTCGGCACCACTCGCTTCAGTATCCGTGTCTGGCGAATGCTGCGCTACATCTGCGACATCTACCCCGACATCGGCAGCGTCGTCGGAGACGACTGCGGATTCGACCTGAAGAAGTACCTCGAAACCAAAATCCCCGAATCAGACAACATCTGGCACACCTAGGAAAGGCAGGCGATGAACGAGATCATCCGACTGGTGCGACTCGCGTGGTTGCACCTAAAATTGTGGTACCTGGAACGCGAGTCCTGGGAATACCTGATCCAGGCAAGCGTCCTCACCCAGGACGAGATCGACGGATTTCATGCGATCCGAAAGCGCGTCCTCGAAACCCAACTCGACATCAAGGCGGTGCGTCATGGTGGATGAAGTTCCCGGAGAAGGATCCGCATTCGATGCAATGATTGAAGAAACCTGTCAATCCGCACTAACCTTCATTTCGGGCCAGCTCGACAACGTGACAAGCATTGTCCTGCTTGTTGCTTTCCGTAAAGACGAAGACTCGATAGCCTTCGCAAGATACCAGAAGGGTAGCTCGATTGAATGCGTCGGGCTAATGGAGGTGGCGAAGAACGTGGAGGCCACGGAATGGAGAAACGCTGGCGAAGACGAGGAGGAAACACCGTGAGACTCGCAACCCTGATTTCCACATGCATCTTGGGCATCGCCCTGACCGCCAGCGAGATGCCCCTGAACGAGCAGCAGCGCTCCGAGCTGCGCAAGTACGAGGAACAGCGTGCCTGCCTCGACTCCCTGTGGCGACTCGACTCCGTCAACGCCAGTGTGGCCCGAATCCCCGCATGCAAATTCAAGTAGCAGACGTTAAATTTAACGTAACCGGAACACCGGGACCAACCAAACCAGGAGAGTAAATCAGTGGCCACATGTGCGAGTGCTGAGTTCGGCGAATGGGAGATCGAAGAGGTGAAGAAGAAACCATTCTTCAAGGCTCTCGGGGAAGAGATCATCGAGATCAACACTGCGAACGGCTGGAACGTGATGAAGCCGGAACAGTGGGCCGACACGTACAAGATCCCGGGGGTTTTGGCTCTCGTTCACAGCGAGGTGTCCGAAGCATTGGAGGCTTTCCGGAAGGGTGACATAGACAACTTCATCGAAGAACTCGCCGACGTTGTCATTCGGGTTGTCGATTGTTCGGAAGGACTCGGACTGAACATCGAGACTGCGATCCGAGCCAAGCTCGAAAAGAACAAAACTCGCGGGTTCAGGCACGGAGGTAAACGTGTCTGACGCACAGATTTACGAGCCCGAGGAGAAGGAGTTCAAGATCGGGGCGAAGGTGCGGTTTTCCTTGATCGGATGTTCTTACAGCAAAGGTGCAATTAAAGTTCCAACGGAAGGTTTCGTAGTTGATGCCGTTGTAGGTCGAGGCGAGGATATGTGGGTGGTCATGCCGCGCAAAGGTATCGGCGAGTACATCCGCAGCGAAGACGACATGGAACTGATTTAATACCCAGGTATAATAGCCGGGGGATATTTGAAGAGAGGGACTAGCGATAGTCCCTTTTTCTATTATAGGCTAGGAATAACATAGATAATGATTATGGGTGACAGGGATAATTGGAATGTGAGTGTGTTAAATGAGTGTTAAATTTAGAGGGTCGCCTAGCGGGGAAATCTGGCGGTGCAGTGCCCACCCGATCCCCCGCCCTCCGTTTTTCGGGGTGTATACCCTTCCCTACCTTCCAAGTTTCCCAACAATACTACTCAATCGTTCATTACTCCAAACAAAATCATCTAGCTCTAACATATTTACGCTCTAACTGTTGCTTTCCTCTCCATTAAAGCGTAGATTATAGGTATAAGAAGGGGGCGCACAATGCATTACGAACCACTGAAGAGCCTCGACACAATCAAGTACATGGATGAGGGATTCGACACGTATTCGGGCAAGTGGGAGCGCTTCCCGAACCATATGGTCGGCTTGCCTCTCACGATGGTCAAGGGCAGGCGTCCCGTGGCCGATACCTACGATGTAACCAAGTATGCCCAGGCGCAGGAGGGCGACCGCATAGGACCGTTCTGCTGCACCTGCTATGACAACTCCGCTGCACGTTTTGCGTATCAGATTCGCAAGACTCATCACACGCATGAGGAATTCGCACGGGAAGGCGTTTACCTCGTCGTGAATCGTACTTACAAGGAAGAGGTGTAATCATGTACAAGAAGAAAGAAATCGAAGAAGCTCGCAAAACTTTGATGAGTCTGATTCCTGCAGGGACGCGACTTGTCGCGAACGTGACCAGCGTGTCGCGGTCGGGAATGTCGCGAAAGATCAGTTTCTACACGATCGGGAAGGACACCCAACCCGACGGGAAAGAATCATATCGCCTCTATCGTATTTCCCGATATATCGCGGTTGCCCTGGAATGGGGCTACTGTGACAAGGAATGCGCCATTAAGGTATCTGGATGCGGAATGGATATGATATTCCATACCTTGAACCAGTTGGGTTACGTTCTCTATAACGACGGATACGCCTTTCCCGAAGCACAGAGGATTTAAACAATGAATGACAAAGAACTTTTGTCGTTGCTCAAATCAATAAAGCCTATCATCGACAAGGCTTTTGATTACGACGGCGACGTTTTCGGAATGCTTCACAATGATGCCGTGGACGTGGACACCACCATCGAAAAGCTAATCGTCAAACTGGAAAAGGGTACGAAATGAAACGCTACATCAACTTCAAGGGCGAAAACGGAATCGAAACCGTTGACGAGTTCGAGTACAACACTCGTGATGAACGCGAAGAATACCGTCGATGCCTGAAAGAGTATCATCTTTCGGGGTCGGGTTATTACGGCTCTTCGCGCTGCACGAACGCATGGAAGGAGAGGTAATATGTATCTCATCGAATCGAAGAAATTCGGAGACTTCACGGTCGAAATCTATCCGGACGAAACCGCAGAAGATCCTCGTACATGGGGCGACGACGAGCTGGACGAAGAAACGCTCAAGACTTGGCAGAATGGCGAAGTCGTCGGATTCGTCACTAAATCCGAAGGCGTGGAAATCAATTCTTGCTGGGGCTTCTATTCCGTGGAAGCGGCATACGAACACGCGCGAGAGAATTTCCCGACTCGCGACGATCAATACTATTTCGACAAATGGGAGAACGGATGATGTACGGAAACATTGAACGCCGAAAACATGGAGAGGGTTATATCGGATACGCTCCGCTTTCCGGAGCGTGGAGGATCCGCAGGAACGGCAAAAGCGGATGGATTGCCGTACATTCATCTACCTGCCCTGTCGCCGGTCCCGGTGTCATCTTCGGCGATCGTTTGAAAGACATTTCTAAAGATCTGCGGACTCACTAAGAAAGGACATGGAGAAATGAATTTTAAGCATAACGACATTTTCAACGGCGGGCAGGATAACATTTCTGTCATTATTGACAGAAAACGGTATCAAGTCTATCACAGTGAAGCTAAGAATTGTTTTTGGATTTACTATAATCATCAACTAGTCGAAATCACAATTCCAGAGGATTTGCATAGCTTAGTAGAAAAATCACTAACTAAATAATCCGATCAATTCAGCACGATAAAAACGCTATCCAAAAGATAGCGTTTTTAGGCGTTTAGGGAGAACCTATGTCTACCTATCTCAGTCCACAAGATCGGCAATCGGCCTTAGATCGCCTGCAATCGGCGTTTGAGGCACGTTCTAGCCTGCGGAACGCTCTCCATGATGGGGTGGACCCGGACCTAGCGGACCTCCTTGTAGACCTGTTAGAGCTGGCACACGTGGCCACACAGAGAGGCAAGCGATCCCCCTACGAGGTCCAGGCGGGCTTTTGGCGGGCTCCCTACCTCGCAACGAACGACGTGACGAAAGCCGTCGATGTCTTCAACGGCCTCTGTTGCGACTTCAACCCCCCACGAAAGCCCCTCCCCTCGATCTACATCGAAGCGTGCAGAAGGAAAGGGATTCGTCGGGAGGTGGCCGTCCGGGCGTGGTACTTGAACGAGCTGGAATCTATCTAATGGGCGGCGTGCCGTACACTTGCAAAAGCCGTGCCCGAATATCGGATCTAAGCCATAGCTGGAACGCCTCGATTGAGATCTCTCCAACGGATGACATCGATCGTCCGTCGACTCCAACAGGGAGCTGGACGGGCAACATGACACGCCAGCGTTGTTTGGACTGGCGGAAAAGGAGTATAGGAATTTTCGTGCCAAAACCGAAGGCTTCTCGCTTGGAATCGGAAGAAAGTGTTGAAGGTGTTGAAGATTTATCGTTTCTCGATAATTTTTTATCGTTTAACGATGGGGAAAAATCGATTTTTGGCGATGGGCGAACCCTTGCGGCCTCCGTGGAATCCGTGGAATCCGTACCGCTCTGGTCCTCATTCAAATCCGTACCGGTTCGGTCCTCTTTAGTTTTTTGCGTTTCGTTTAGTTTTTTGAGTTTTTCGTCCAATTCGGGAAAGAGGCTAGCAATTTGTGGATAAGTGTGAACAGATTGTGAACATAATTCGGGCATTTTTCCCGATAGTGGCGTTTTGCCCGATTTCTCGTAGAGATCAACCGAAGTCTCGTCAAAACCCGAATTTTTTGTACCCAGAAAATCAAAGGGTTTGCAAGTGAGCGCCCAATTTTTGGGGCAATCTTCGGTGAAGGTTTCCACAAGTGCTGTTGGGTGGGATTTGAGGGCTTCTGTGGAGCATTGGAGCCACCACTTGGCCAGTTGCAGCGTTTCGCACCGCTTGACCTCTACGGCGTACCAGGGGAGCCCTGCGATGTCCTCTCCCCCATCGGCGTACTGAGCCGTATTCCGGCGCAGCGTAGGGGCTACCATCCAGAACTCCCGCCAGATCTCATCGCAGATGATCTGCAACATCTTGATGACCTCGTACTCCCCGCTCTTCCCCTTGTTCCTCGGATTCGCACCCATCTGACTACCTCCATGTATTGATTTGTCCGTCAACCTCGTCCAGCCTTCAAATCTATGGCCACATGGGGTATTGGGGCAACTCCTTTCTCAACTTCCTTCCTAACCCTCCCGCTGCCTCCTGGGAGCCCTACAGCGGCCTCCGAGCCCGGCGACTACCTTCTTACCCTCCTTCCCTCCCCTTCCCCGCTGTAGCCCCTCCAGTTCCCAACTCATCCATCCAATTCTTGTCTGACAGATTCTTTCAAATCGTCTATAGCCTAGCTCTAATAGGAAACTCATGAAAAGTTATTGCTTCATTTCGTTTAAGGGGGGTCATATCCAGAAATTGAAAATTAGCGAAGAGTATTATCACCAGTATAGTATAACTCAAATAGACTTATTTGTTATCATAAAAATATCAGTAACTTTACTTCTTTTTATGATACAACTATGTGGAAACTCAATATTCTTATGACATACATATCCATTAACTCTACCATAGTTAATGCGTTAAAACTTCGATTTATGACATACTTACTGGCTAGTTGTGACATACCTAGATGGGTGGTTTTCATACGCATTGTCACAGCTAAACACAAACGTTATTAGACTTTTTCAAATATAGCTATACCACTAACTCCTATGTTAGACAGTTTCGTATTAACGGTGACAAAACTTAGCGCTATTTCGCCATTTCTGGCTGGGACCCCCACTTAATTTGATCTTATCACATCGAGTTAGCCAAGTTCCCTATCACATTCCGCCCACGTTAACTACTAACTCCTGCACAAACAACCACTATCATAGCCCAGTTACCGCCCATTCAATCATACTTTCACTCTAGCTGTGACAGACTCCTCCAAATCCCCTTTTATTTTGTATCACATCTAACTAATAATTCTATTTGAAAGCAATAAAAAAGACCTCGTTTAGAGGTCTTTTCATATTATTCTGCTCGTATGTGCTCTAGTTTACAGAAAACTCAGCTTTTATCGAGTTTTGGCGCATCCGGCGTTATCAGGTTCCCTTCCTCGTCCACCGTGTTCAGCTTGTCGCGGTGGCGTTCCCCGGCTCGTTTGAGGCCTTTGAGCATGAGGGTGAGGAACTTGTCAGCATGGATTTCGTTGAACCAGATACCTTCGTAGATCATGTGGACTTCTCCTGCGGTAAAGGGAATCCTTGAGGAATCACGATCACGTCGTCCGGGTCGGAAAGGCAAAGCTGGTATCCGTCGTCCATGACAATGCTGGCAAAGTTGTCCGGCGTTATTTCCTTGAAGACCCCCTCGTCTCCGACCTTGCAGCGGAAGATGTTGCGGGTCAGCTTGATTCGATCGCCTGGATTGATGTTCACTTCGTCCTCGTTTCGTTGGTGGTGGGTTCCTGGGCGGGCTGGGCGCGGAGGGCTTTCAGGTCTGCAAGCGCCAACGATATCCCGAGATTTGTCGTCATGTGATACCCGGCCAGCTCGCGTAGGAGTGCAAGTTCCTTCGTTAGAATCTTCTCCTCCCCCTCCCCCAGCACTCGGTCGGCGGGGATGGTGCGGGCGAGTCGTGGGAGGCTCTGTAATTGGTGATCGTATAGCGACCCTTCGCGTATCTCCTGGAGATTCCCGAGACGGTCAAAGTATGCGCCGACGACGTTGCGCCGCTCCTGACGCGCCTTACTGGATCCAATTAGGAGCAACCCGTCATGCGGAACGACCGCAATATTCTCCGGCACCACCACCCCGCCCCGCTTGAGGTCGGCGATCTCCTGTTGCGCGGATTCAAAAGCTTGTAGGAGTTCCGTCAGCTCGTCGCTGCACTCAATTGTCGCGTCGTTCGCGAGCTTCCGCAGAGTCACAATTCGTTCAGGTAACATGTGGTTATTCCTCCCCGTACAAGCTGTTGATGAGTTCTTCCCGCTGGTCGTCCGTCATCTCGTTGATGCGCTTCGACATCGCCTGTTCCTCCGGCGTGTAGGTTTCCCAGGGTGCCCCCTTCTTGTCCTTCTCCAGGACGCACTCCAGAACCAGCTTGTCCTCCAGGGACCACGCTACGGGGCTCTGTGGGGTCGTCTGCACCGGAGCCGACCACTGGGCCGTCTCGGGGTCGTCCGTCGGCCAGATCGAGGTCTGGACCGGCGCTGTTTCGGCCTGGGGTGCCGGGGTTGTTGGCCACATGGGAGACTCGACCTTTGGGGCCGCATCCAGCGCCGCAGCGGCGAACGCCTTGCCGGTGTCGTAGACCAAGTCCTTGAACTCCTTCTTGCGGTACCTGCCGGGGTAGACGGCCAGGATCTTCCGCCCTTCGGCGACGAGGCAGTCCCCGCAGTAGCCCTTGATGATCATGAGGCCGGTCGCTTCGTCTTCGGCCACACGCTTGAACTGGAGGTGGGTTTCATGTGGAAACAGGTTGCCACACACCTTGCACTTGCCGTTCGGGTTCTTGGCAGCGGCGACCTTGTAGGATACGCATGTCGGACCACGCCGCTTCTGCTCGAACGTCCAGCCCTGGTAGACGTGGAACGGGCTCAGGCTTTCCGGCGAGCGGTTGCCCTTCAACGAACGGATCTTCTGGTAGATGTCCATCCGTGCGGCAGGGGCGTAGTAGTAGACATCGCCGAACTCCAGCCAGTGACGGGTCTTGCCGTCGATCTCCGGTGAGGTGCGAACGAAGTCGACCGCGCAGCTTGCGCAAAGGCAGGCTCCGGTCCTGGCGTGGACCTTCTTCCCGGCAATCGTCCCGCCCTTCTCGACCCAGTGCCGCAACATCGTCGCGGGTTTGCCACAGGTCACGCACGGATATAGCCCCTTCTCCAGGTCGTCCGGGGGCGTCTGCCGGTTCTTGTAGACCCAGCCCCACTCGGCTTCTTCCTGCGAGATCAAGAGGCTCCCGTGCTCCATGTGGAATTTCGGGAACTCCTCGGCCAGCACCTTCGCCAGGGAGTGTTCGGCAAACGCCGACTTCGTCGTGCCGTTCAGGCCGCAGTATTCCTCCAGGAGATCGACAAGACCCTGGGTGAGGTAGAACGACGTTTGGGTCTTCTCCTTCTTGACCCAGATCTTTTCCGGTTCGTTTGGCATAGTTAGCATCTTTCTGTATTAAGTTCCTGGCTAAAAAGCCCAGTTAGAGGGCCGTAGAACTAAGATACGCTCGGATCTCCCGAAAACCAAAAGAAAAACCCTGCCGGGAGAAATCCCCGACAGGGTTGCGCTCAAGCCGCCATCCGTTCCCTTTCCACCCGATCTCTCTTGCACCCGACAGGCGGCGAGCTATCCCGAGAGCGAAAGGAGTGAACGCCCTCGGGGTGGTATCAGTAGCGAACCTTGACGAGCGCGTTGTTGATCGCGTTCGCGTAAGCGAAGGCCTTTCCTACACCGTGGAACGGTCGTTCGACTTCAATGCTGAAGTCGCGCTCGCCGAGTTCTTCGATGACAATTCTTCCAGGCTCACCGCTCAAAGTCGTGTACTCCGTGTTCTTGATCTTCAGAAGGTCACCCGCTCGACCGACGTAGGCGTGCTCTTTGTGGTTCGGTCGGAACTCGGGAAGGGTCATCCGCCCGACACCCATCGATGTCGAAGACTGAAGCAACACGAACCTCAACCTCACATCTCCGGACATCGCGTATTCCTTTCCGGCGACGGCCATCCACACATTCCCGCAATGCTTGGACTTGAAGATCATTCCCTGTTCGATCTTCTTCGGCCAGTTGGCCGGGATCGCAGCTTCGGCCTTCAGCTTCGCGATCGTCTCCGTGAGTTCCTTCGCCTGGGCTTCGAGTTCTTCGAGAGTTGCCATTTTCTGTTCCTTGATTGGTTTGAAGACTTCTTTTGCGGACTCCGGGTAGCAACCGAGAACGACTTCCTTCGGGAGAAGACCGCCGCGCTTTCTCAGGAGTCCTTCGTACCAGACTTTTCGTTCACACATCGTTCGTCAACAGTTCGGTTTCGACAACAAACCAGGAGTTGTCGGAGTATGGATCGCATTCCGGATCGAGTTCTCTTACCGCTCTTTTGAACGGCTCCGATTCAGCCTGCCACTTCTCCCATCGAATCATTCGTTCGTTGTGAGGTTCGTTGAGCATGTACAGAGGACGTTGCGGGATCGCAGCGACACGCTTTTCGATTTCTGCGATCAACGCTTCCGCGCTCGCTTTCGACGTGAAAGCCTTCACGATCCATTCCGTGTGATCGCTGTGCTCGCCGTGTTCGCCTTTGACAAGGTAGATCTTCGTCGTGTCAGTCATGTTCCGTCACCTTCGGCGAGAGCTGTTCCCGCAGTTTCTTGTTTTCGGCCAGGAGATATTCGACGTAGCCCTTGGCATTTCCGAGGAATTGAATGTCGGGCTTTTCGCAGCGAAGCCATTCGGATACACCGAGAACTTCCCTTTCGCCATCGGTTTCGATGACAGGGTCGTCTTGCGGATCGGAACAGACCAACCGCCATTCACCAGGAGTGATCGCGCCAAGGGTGTATTCGATCTCGGCTTCCTTGGAAGGGAACTTTGATCGGTATTCGATTTCCACAAGAGGGTCTTTGCGGCCTTCCACCCAACATCCGGCAAGACCCCGCCGTCTGCAAGGATGCCCCGTGAACTGCAACCGCTTCGGGCACATCTGCGTTTCGTGATGCTTGCACTCATCGCAGGTTCCGCCGACGAGAAAGCTATTCAGAACAGCTTGTCCTTCAAGTGTTGCCATCGTTCAGTCCTCCTATAAAAAGGAAAGGCTCCCTGGTGAAAGGGAGCCTCCTCGGATTAGAACTTCATGACACGATCCTCCTGCGAAGCCACCTGGATCGGTTCGGCCTTCGCTCTACTTGCCGTCTAAGACAAGTTACTGTTAAATTTAACAGAAGTCAAGAAATATCTTGAACCTTCGTCAACTCGGTGATGTTGTCCCAGTGGATCGGGAAGACTCCGGCTTTGATCCGCTCCTGGGCGTGCTGCACCTCTGTGGCCACAGCAGCAAGGCGGTGCTTGAGTGCCTCGTTCTCGCGCTCCAGGCGCTTCACCTCCGCGATGAGCCGCAGGCCGTAGTCGCGACCGTTCGTGTTGCCGATCCAGTGAAAGAAGCGTTCCATTCGAGAGAGGACTGCGTGTTTCACTTGCTGTTTTTCCTTTCTTCGGTTTCGCAGAATCGGCAGATGTGGTGACCAGGGTTCACCCGCCGACGGAGGCACATCTTGCACCACTTAGGATTCACCTTGCGAGCTTCCAGTTCCGCAGGCGTGAGGTGCGATACCGGAAGGAGCGTCCCACGCTTGTTCAACTTCGGATGGTGCAGATCGATCAGACGGCACTCCTCGACAGCGGCTTCGTGGTGGGTCGGATGCTCGGAAACAACCTCGAAGTGCAAGTCCTTCCCGTTGCACTTGTGCCAGTCGAAACGACGCTTCGGACGCTGCATCGTGATGCCTACGTAGGTGATCGGGCCATTCTTCTTTTCCCTTCCGATGTAGACGGAATATGTCATGATTCAGCAGAAATCTTTCACATCGCCACCGCCTTCACGCCGTCGTGTTCGGGATCGAGGATGAAGTATCCGTCGGCTCCGTCTTCGCGTTCCCGCGAAGAGCAGGGGGCTACGTGACAATGGAATCCCCTTCCTGAGCCCAGCTCCAAGCTGCACAAGCGACAGCCCCTGACGATCGCCGATGCCACGAAGATGTGGACTTCCCCGTCGATTTCGATTCGGTTCTGGTCGGCCATCACCCAGCCAGCTTTCCGGGATCGACATCGAGCGCGTTGAAGACGAAGCCGAGTTTGGTTGTGGTCGGCTGTGCGATCTGCGCCCTGGCAGCTTCGGCGTCGAGCTGGGACATGAAACTGGTTTCCACAGGAATGAACGGGAGCTGGTCCGGAAGCTTCGTCGGCTCCGGCGAGTCGTCGGCCACCATCAAGCCTGGAGGTGCCGGTTCTTTGGCCACAGGAGGGGTTTCCTGCGGCTCGGTGACCTCGGGGGCATCGTCGGTCGTCTCGACCAGCTTGACGCCGCCCACGCTCGCCTTCTCGTCAAGGAACGCCTCGATGATCTGCGGGACGAGCTGACCCTGGCTGACCTCTGCGAAGTAGCAGTACCGTTCGAGCCTGAGCAGCACGGACTTGCGGATCCGGAATTGACATGGCTTCTTGTGATCTCCCACTTCAGACTCCTTGAACGGGTTTGACTCCGGCGAGGATCGCCGCAAGTCGGTCGGTGGATGCCGCACATTCGAGTTCGATCACCCGCTTTTCGAGCTTCTCGAACTCCCAGGCCAGATGGGCTTCGTCGCGGAACTGACGGATCCTGCCGTCGGTGAATCGGATGGCGACAGGACCGCTCATGCCTTTTCCTCCACGGGAAGTCCGAACTTCGCGTTCAGGTCTTCCAGGGGGAACGCGACAGCTGTTGTCGTCGTATCGGGTTCTTCGAGAAGATCCTTCGCAACGGTCATGAGATCGGGCCACGCTTCGCGAGCCTTCTTCAAGGTCGAGAACTTCGACAACGTCGCGGTGGCGGTGGCTTCGAGCGTACGCAGCTTGACGTCGGCTTCGCGATAGTCCGCGACGAAGTCGTACAGTTCTTTGTAGATCGGGGAGTCGCCTTCGATCCGGAAAAAGCCGAACTTCTCTGCAATAGGCTTCGGGATGTGAACCGACTTCGGAAAACGCAGTGTCCTTTTCAAATCCCCGACGTAGACGTTGACATGCGACATCGTCGAGAACAGATGCGGATGCTTTTCGATGATCTTCCGGTCCTTCTCCGGAATGATGGTGTCGTAGCAGAGCTTCGCGAGCGTTCCTTCGCGTTCCTCCAACTCCAGCATCGTTTTTTCGGTGGCATTCTTGACGAGTCGGGCGACGATGCGATCACGCAGCTCGTTTGTGAGTCGGGCGCTCATCACACGGTCCCGGTATAGGTGACGCGAGCCAGACCCGCAGCGAAGACGGTCTGGTCCGTGACTGTTTCGGAGTCGACGCCGACCGCGACGGTCATCGCGAGATCGGTGGAGTCGATCTGCAACGTGGCGTTGCCGGTCTTCGCACGGATCTTGTCGGCGATCGCTTCGCGCAGTTCGTCGTCGGTGAGGGTGACGCAGAGAGTGGCCATTTTCTGTCTCCTTACAGGGTGACTGGTTCGGACTTGGTGGTGTAGATGATCTCGGCACCGGAGGACGAAATATAGATCTTCGCGTCCTTCGGCAGAATGATTCCGGCTCGACGCACGGTTTCGAGGACGGCCTGTTCGAGGGAATCCTTGTCGAGCGTGATCTTGCTCTGGCTGGAAACGGTGTGCGTGATGCTCACTTGAAGTCTTCCTTTTCGGTTTCGTGGAGTTGTTCGGTGTAGCCGTCGGCGTATGCCGCGAAGGCGGACGCTGCGGCGAGAAGTGCGACTGCGATGAAGAATGCCGTGGCGATCATGGACGACGCCCTTGACTTCCTCGGATCCATCCGTCCTTAGCGCCCTTTTTGTACTGGAGATTTCCAAAGTCGAAGATCGCCTGCGCGAAATGCTCCGGCTTCGGGCGGTGTCTGAGGACGTGGAAGATATCCTTCCAGTTGACCTTGGAACGCGCGGCGTTGCGATCCTCGATCTCCTTCTTGAGCGCCGCGACTTCCAGCTTCAGCTTGGCGTTCTCGGCAGCGACGAGATCGAGGGCGGGTGTCCTGAACATGCATTTGAGCTGTTCGAGCGCGAGATCGACTTGCAGGTGCGAGTTCTTGATTTGCAAGTCAAGGACCTTGTTCTCAAGAACCTCGATCTGCATCGCGGCTTGAGCGAGAGCGTCCTCGACTTCGATCTTTGCGGTTCTGAATTGTAATCCCATACTCACCCCCTCCGTTAAATTTAACGTATCGCGATCAATCGCGCAACAAGAAAATTCACTTCTTTTTGTAGCACTTCCCGGAGTAGCCGAAGCTGGCGTACTGAGACTGGGGAACCTCCACGATCTCCCCTGTGGCCACAAGGGTTTGCAAGGCTCCTAGCAACGCCCCGGTGCTGCCCCGTTTGTCCTTGCGGAACGCCGACAGGCTGGCCGTCCTGCGCTGGAGGTAGACGTAGGGCACCAAGCCCATGTCCATGATCTCCCTCGGCACCGAGTAGGCGTGCTGGAGCTTCTCCCGCTCGATCGAATCGAACGCATCGAAACTGCGCCGAACGTCGTTCAGTTGTTTTGCGTCTCCGCCACCGAAGTCTCCGTTCTCGAATCTTTCGCTCATCATGTTGCTATCCCTCGTTACGATGTTGATTGCCCAGTCGGCATGTTCTTTGGTGATTTGTGGTTGACAAGGATTGTCGCAAGCTGCCGCGAGAGCAGCGAGCCTGAGCACCTTCATGTGGGCTCGGTTCCAGATCTCGACGCTGGCATTCCCGTTCGATGCGTCGTTGATCTTCTTGTCGCAAGCGACACCGAAGGCGTCAACGATCAGCTCGGCTTCCGCCGTGTAGGTGACGTTCTGGACTTCGTCTCTTCCGTCCAGGCTCATCGCAAACCCCGCGACAGCCTGGAGGTGGCGAAGAATCCCCTCATCAATCCTCGTCGCAGGGTTCTTGTTCAGCGGCATCCGACCACCGTCGTAGTTGATGCACAGGAACCGGGGGAGAAGCCCTTCAGCGATGTGGCTTTCGTTCAACGCCTCGAAGAACGGGTCAGGTGCAGTCTCGCCGATGAAGCTGAATGCCGGGGAATCGACGCTCGCAGTGTTCTTGTCCGAGTCCGAGTAGACGGTTTTCGACAGGATCTTACCCTTGCCGGATCGACCGTACATGTGAAGCAAGGTCTTGCGGATCATGTTCGATCCGGCGATATTCGGGTTGCTCCAGTCCTGGAACGTCTTTCCGATCTCACCCAGCACCGACACGAACGACTTGCGATTGTCGAACGCCCTGACAAGCCCTTGACCGGAAGCGAACGCACCGGGACCGACAAACTGCGTCACGCCAGGAGCGACTTCTGCGAGCTGCGCCATCACGCAATCGATGTTGTCCGCGATGGCGTCCTTGCCTACGCCGGTCTTGCCGAACAGGACAAGGTATTGGTTGAGTCCACATCGAGAGACGTTGAAGGCTCGACCGCAGATCCCCGCCATGAGCCCGATCGCCGCGATCAGAGAAATCTCGTAGACGGGTCGCGCCGACAGCGTCAACATCTGGTCGGTGAGCTGCCCGAGGAACCCCGGAGCCCTCGGGAACTCGACGCTCGGCTTCGGCATGTCGGGGATTGGGGGAGGCGTAGGGGGCTTTGGTTTGCTGGCCACCGTCGCGATGTCGAACATGATCTGGACGGGCGGAGGTTCCTGGGAACGGATCTTTTTGATTGCCGTGTTCAGGTACTTGTCGTTCCTTGTCGCCTTTTCCCTCTTGCCGAGATCTGACAGGCGGAACAGGCGGCGGACCTGTTCGTTGCACTTCGAGTAGAAGCAAAGGATCGAGAGGAGCGCGAAGTCGGCTTCCGATTGCGTGCCGTCCGAGGAGTACCCTTCGATCTGGCCGTTCATGAGACGGTTGAACTTGTCGCCGTTCGCGGCATTGATCGCCATGTCGAACAGCTCCGCATCGGTCAACTCTTCTTCGATCGTCTCGTCAAGTTCTGTACCGGATGTTGGGGTGCGCATTTCCGCAGCAACCATGTCGATCAGAGCTTGCCGGTCTTCGATGCCGTTCCCTGCGATCTTGTTGCCGGTGATGACGATGAAGCGCCGGGAGCCGTACAGCTCGACATGCCCCCGTTGACGGCTCTGGTCGAGGCGTGCCTTGACGAAGATGTGGTAACCGCGACCCGACATCGAGATCTCGGTGTAGCTGTTCATCATGGAGATCAACCGCTGGAAGATTGCCAGTTCTTCCTCGGTTGCCGGAGTGCGCTTCGGGTGTGCCGGGTCGGGGAGTTTGTTGTCCAGATCCAGGCAAACGTAGGGGTCGTTCTCCGAGAGGACAAGTCCTAGATACGGGGCTCCGGTGGCAATGCACTGCTCAAATGTACCCCATGTCGCAGGGTTGTCGACTTCAGCGTACCGCAGGTTCTTGGGATCCCTCGGAATCTTGTCGGCTCCTGCGCAGCACCATTGCGGGAGGCGCTTCAGCTCGTCTGGTACAGATTCCAGCAAAAGTCCCCCGACGGTTAGATTGATCGTCCTTTGATGAATCTACAGAAAAAAGTTGCGTTTTCCTAGACATTCCGTTAAATTTAGTTACAGGAAGGAGGTCATGATGACCTTGAACGAATGGCTGAGGAAGAACAACGCTTGCACTCCAGGAATCAAGTGGGCGATTTCCACATGCAAGACCTTGGAAGACGTGTGGGCCACCGCGAAGCCTGACTGGTTGATCTGGGTCGCGACTCGCGAAGGTGTCTTGTCGGATCGCGAGCTGTGGCTGTTCGCGTGCTGGTGTGCCGAACAGGCATTGCTGAACTGGTACAAAGCGTATCCAGACGACCATCGTCCGAAGATCGCGATCGAGACCCGTCGTAAGTGGCTGGATGGATTGGCCACAGACGAAGAGCTGGCGGCGGCGTGGTCGGCGGCGGAGGCGGCGGCGGAGGCGGCGGCGCGGGCGGCGGCGTGGCCGGCGGCGCGGGCGGCGCGGGCGGCGGCGCGGGCGGCGGCGTGGTCGGCGGCGCGGG